ATGTGATGGTTGTAGGAGAGCTATGTGGTATGGTGTGATAGCCAAGTTGTATAGTGTTTGTTCTGCGTGGGTAGATGGTTATATAGGAGCGTTGAAGTCTAAGTTGGTGGTTGTTGGTAGTTTAGATGGTGTTGATATAGGTGTAAGTTTTGTGGAGAGAGATTTGGGTAGTGTTGTGTATAGTGGTGAGTTGTTGTGGTTACCTGAGTGGTATGTAGGTGAGTTTAATGGTTTGTTTGGGATGTATGGGTAGTATTGAGTGATTTGTGTTGTGTATGTGTGTTTATCTGGTTGTGTTTTTGTTTAGTTGTGTTAGAGTTTTTGTTTAGTTTTTACACTTTGTCAAGTAAATAGTTGTTATATTGTTGTACAGTTGGGTTTGTGTGTGTATTTTGTGTTTGAGTTAAGTAAACTTATGTGTGTGTCCTTAGTTTTGAGTTTTGTCCCATTTGGTATGGGACGTGGCATAACTGTGTGTGTTTCAGTTATTTTTTGTTTTTGTGTATGTTGTGTGTCCCATGTATGGGTGGGACGCTATAACTAAGTGTGTTTCAGTGAGTTTCCTATACTTTTACTATATCTGTCCCATCTTTTTTATAAAAAGTGAAAAGGTAAAAAATAGAGAGGGGGGTAGTATATATATATAAATAAATAGCATTCAGCTGGGACATTCACACATTAACTTGTGATAACATACTCACTCACAGCCAGTTAAGTGCGTCCCAGGATAATTTTTTCTGATGGGACAAGACCAAATTTTGATTTATAACTGTCTGGTTTTCAACCAGTTACAGGTGCGGGGTCCGTCCCAAGGTTTGGGACGTTAGGTGGGACAGGTGGGACACTTTAGGGACGGGGCGAAAATGTTCATTATTTAATGTGGAACTTTTTAGTGTTCATTATACGTTGCAAAAAATGTAAAATAAGGGAGAGATGACTAAGAGTGATTATTTGAGGCATTCTGGGGTTGACAGGGTAGTGAAGGATTTTTCAGGTCTTGACAGGACACAGTTAATTGATTTATGGCGAGAGGGTAGTCGTAGTGAGTTAAGGGGTTTAATGAGGTCGTATAGGGACAGGTTTAGGTTTAGGGGTGGGATTGACAGGGTTGAGGCTGAGCGTTTGATGTCTATGGGTGTTGGGGGCAGGTTGAGTCATGGTGATTTGAGTTTATTGTTAAGTTTGCTGAGTGGTTATCCGTATGCTATTGTGCGTGATATAGTTAGTGATTATTTTGAGTTATTGAAGCGTTCTGCTGATGAGGGTTTTGTAGTAACGATAAAGGGTTTTGGCAGGTTTGATGTTAAGGAGTTTAGCATAACTCCGAGGCGTACGCCTATAGGAGTTGTTACTGGCAGGGTTAGGCGTATGCGTTTTAAGCAGAGCAAGCGTTTACGTGATTTGTTGAATGGAAGGGGTTAATTGAATGAGGGGCATGCTGTGTAGTTTTGGAGTCTATGCAGCGTGCCCCCAACTGAGTGCCGGGCGGGTGGTTAACTGATTTGTTTCCCCGTCCGGCATTTAATTTTGTTTAGGTGTGTGTGTGTGAATAAAATGCAGTTGTTATGGGGGCACGTGTTGACGAGCGGTTAGTTGAGTTGTCTGAGGATTTTGGGTTTGTGTTAGTTCCGTTGCGTGATGGGTCAAAGGCGCCAGCGTTTAAGGATTATATGGATGACCCTAAGAGCGAGTTAGTGTTAGGTGGCAAGTGGTCTGGCAATGTTGGTGTATTGTTAAATAGAAGTGGTTTATTAGTTATAGATATTGATTACAAGGGAGGTGTTAATGGCTTGCGTAGTTTATATGAGTTTATGTTGTCTCAGGGCTGGCAGTTAGATGATGTAGATGATATACTGCGGATGTCTGATTTAGTAGTGTCTACTGCTGGCGGTGGCTATCATTTGTATTTTTACCGTCCAGATGATTTCCCGATTGGCAGGTTTATAAGTGTGTTGCCTGGAGTTGATGTGCTGTCTAATGGCTTGTGTGTATTGCCGCCATCGTCTATTGAGAACAAGCGGACTGGTGAGAGGGGCACTTATGCTTATGTTCAGTTTGGCGAGCCTACTGAGTGTGATGATGATTTATCTGCGTTGTTTATGTTGCTTACTGGCTTGCGTGATGGCAAGCCTATTTCCACTCGCCAGTATGAGCCTTTTTTGCGTGGCGATGTGGTTGGCGAAGGCAGTAGGTTTAGTGCGTTGCAGAGCCTTGCAGGCTATATAGCAAGCAGGACTGGTGATGCTGATGACTTAGAGCACTGGCTGAGGTATTACGACAAGAACTATTGCGACCCGCCGTTGCAATCTACTGAGCCATCTAAGTTTGAGTCGTTGCTATTATGGGCTAAGGGTCTTGTTGTAGAGGAGCCGGGCAAGTTATACAAGCCGCCAACACATGTTTCAAAGCCAGTTTATGTCTCAACATACAAGCCTAAGCAGTATTGGCTTGACAATATTAGCGATGCGAGGAAGCGTGCTGCCGAGGGCGACTCATTCGCTAATGCTATTGTATCAGCAGTTGATTTCTTCGCCTTAGACACTGACGAACCATTCCTTTTAAGAAAGACGAAGGATGCGAGGTTGTATAGACCGCAGTTTGCCTATTACAACAACCACAAGGTAATAGTTGGCATTGAGCAGGCTCACGTGTCGCCAATCCTCAAGCAGTGGGGCTTAAAAGTTGAGGATATATTGCCATACACACCTGAGTTCGTCGCTATGACAACGCAGTTTGCACCGCCACATAAACAGTGGAAACGCTTTATAATAACTGAAGAAGGCATCCTTCTCAACACAGCACACAGGTTTAACATATACTTAACTGACGAAGAGATAAAGGACCCGCCAACGGACTACCCTGAAGTAACTATCTCGTTCTTAAAACACATCTCTTCATATAATGAGCAACGTTTGTATATGCTACTGCAATGGATTAGGCAACTGCTGTTTAACCCCACGCAGAAACTGCCTGCTCTTGTCCTGCACTCGGCACACAGGGCAACAGGCAAAACACTGTTCCAACGCCTGCTGGCATACATAGTAGGGGGTGCCGGCGTATGGGTAAACAACTCAGTTCTTGAAAGCAGGTTCAACGCTTCGTTTGCCAGCGCCCGCCTGTGCCTAATAGAAGAAGCACTTATTAGCAAACGCAAAGCCCTTGAAAGCCTAAAAGCATACATAACTAACACAACAATATCAGTAGAGGGCAAGTTTACAGAAGCCACTACACGGGACTTCTACGGAGTGTTCTGCCTCTCAACAAACAACATAGACTTCCTGCCCCTTGCAGAGGAGGAAGACAGGTTTATCCTGCTCAACGTTCCCAAGCCACACAGGAACGACCCATACCTTGAACAGAAACTATACGACGAAGCAAGACTGTTCATACACTGGCTGTTCCACAACATACCACACGAAACACCACGTGGCAGGCTTTTCTTCTCACCAGATGAAGTGAAACAGACCCTTTCAAAAGAAGCAATACTGGAAAGCCTAACTAATAAACAGATAGAAATCCTTGAGACCATTAGGCAGGCATTGGACTGCCTAACGCTCGGAACAGAATGGATACACAACATACCGCCAACGGAAGTGGTAATACCACGAAACGGATATTTCTACATAAACATAAACGCACTAATCTCTATCATAGCAAATATGCCACACATAAAAGGCATTGAAACAAAAGACATATACGACTTCTTCAAAAACACAACTAAAACAACTAAATCACGAATACGAATAGGCAACAAAAGGTCATACGTCATAGCCCTAACCCCTCAACACATCAAATACTTTGACCTGTCGCCATTAACTGAAAAAACCCTTTCATTAATAGCAAACAACCCACACTTAATTCAGGAAACACAAAACATAGCACAGGCTATAGCCCCGCAAACAGACATGCTAACAGACGAACAAACTAAGTCAATGGCTTACGAAATAGAACAGACACTGCTAAGCATAACTAACATCACATCGCAACAAACGAATTAATAGCACCATCACGAGCAGCCCAATACCTAACAATCTTATCCTCAGAATGAGCTATGTTACTACACAACTCAAAAAACAGAGTATAACTATACCTGTCATGCCACAGCATAATAAACTTATCAGTGGGTCTCAGGTAAGCAGTGTATCTCGTTGGCTTGTAAACATAAACAAGCCCTTTCATCTCGGCCATCTTACCAATGGTCTCCACTTCAACATACCTATCGCTGTAAAGGCTAAAATCATAAGAGGAACACTCAATAGGCAAATACCAAACAACACCGCCATAAACATGCTTAATGCAATCAATAATGCCGAAATAACACCTCATCAACACATCAAGCATATAGGCAGCCTTAATAGCATAAATGCCAAGAGACATGTAGAAAAACACATCAATGTAACGAGGACGCCTAAGCATCAAAAACGGACGCTCAATGAAATTACTTTTACCATCCCTCATCTTTTTCCTAAACAGCCTGTTCCTCGGCTTCCTCATAAAACTAAATTTAACTTCTCAACCGTAAATTTACATAACTAAACAACACTAACTTAAATCACATAGCAATGAGAAGAATGTTTAGAACAACACTGCAAAGCAAACTAAACATAGACAAGGAAGAAGTCATGGACGAAGCAATACGACTCGTCAAAGCATACTTAACTAAACCAGCTATCAGGCAACTAATCACAGCAGCAAAAGACGCACTGCACTTCCTCCTAACGACACACCCAGATAGCATGTCAACAATCAACACAGCATTCTTCACAACAATATCTCTCGCAGAACAGATAGCACTGCCTTATAGAGCAGAAGTGTCGCTGTCAGAATTGCCAAAACATAAACTACTCTATAAGACACCATACGGAGATGAACTAAACATCACACTGTCATTCAACACAGACAAAAACGTCTTCTCTGCACATATGTTCTTCACTCACCCAACTGTTGACTACAAATACGTTGAGCCGCCAGCACACGCCCAAGCATACATAGTCCTTAAAGCATTCAGAATACTGATAGAGGCAGCACTGGCTCGCATACTATCTATGAAAGGTATAAGGAAGATAAGTCTTATCTTTACAGAAGAAGAAATAGAAGATGAAGCACGTAAACTACTCATTAAACTAAGCGAAGATGTCTAAGACAATAACAGTAAGGGTAGGCGACTCACACGCATTTTACAAAATAATAGATGAACAACGCTTTGACGAATTCAAAAAAATGCTTGAGGCAGAAGAACTATCATTCGCAGAATTCGTCAGAGCATGTATATACGCAGCAATGATTTCAAAAGAAAGAAATATGTCTATCAGAGAATGGATAGCCCTGTCAACACGAATAGACGTAATCCTTGACATAATTGACCTCGCAAACAAAAACGCAGTAATAACAAAAGTGGTAAAAGACATGGCTAAGGAACTAACAAAAGAAATAAACAAACAGATACAACAACAAACTAAAAATAAATAGCCAATGGCTATATACAAAGAAGCACCACAGCAACAACAACTGCTACACATAGCATTTAGACAACCAACTAAAAAAGAACTACTATGGAGAAAGGCTCTTGGATTAGACGTCTATACAGGAAAATCATCATCAGCATTAAATCGCTTTTTAACAACAGCGCCAATGGCAACATTAACAAGCGACCAAACAGGCACTCGGGCAGAAGGAAATATAAAGGCGGAAAAAGAAGCCGCAAGAAACAGACTTATATCGCTCGCAAAACTAAACACAGACCTCGCACTGCTAATCATCTCAGCAGGAACATTCGGAGGATTAGGAACAGGAACAAGCGGCACAGCTGCCGCCACAGCATCAACAGCAGCCGCAACAACACAAAACACTGAACTGGCTCAGGCCGTAACAAACACAGCGAAAGCACTAATGGGGCAGGCTTGGCAACAACAGCAACAAACAACAACACAACAAGCGCCAGCACAGCAAGCGGCAACACAGCAAGCAACAGCACAACAATCACAAATAGACTGGGCACAGGTAAACCAGATGATTCCATTGGTAGGAAACGTAATTTCAGATATAGCACAAGTGTACTACCACACAGTAAACGTCCCATACGACAAATACAACGTATTCGCCCAACGCCAAAAAACAGTAAAATAAATTAGCAATGGCACAAAACACAACTAAAAAACAACAGGCACCGCAAACAAACACAGAAAACCTGCAAGGCATCAACTTCGCCAACGCCGCAACAGCATCCCTAGCACTGTTCCAAATGGCTATGGGCTTAAACAAAATGGCTAATATGCCTGACCTGCCAAGCCTTGACACATCAAACATCCTAACACCAGCACTTAAACTGTGGCAGAAAAAAGCAACTGTCGGACTAACGCCTGAGGAAGAAGCAGCATTCAAACGGCTCGCTTCAATGCTTACTCAGCAAGCAATAGCACAAGTGCCTTCACTGGCTGGTGGACACGGAGCCCTCGCATACGCAATGCTATCAGCAGCACAGGACAAAGCACAAAACATCATACTTGACATGTATAGAACAGACGAACAGGTAAAGATGCAAGCACTACAAGGACTAACAAACGTCCTGTCAACAATAGCATCATATAAGCAACTGGCACGAAAAGCAGAACGGGAAACACTACTGCAACAACAAGCAGAAGCAGCAAGCCTCATCCAAGCAGGAATGATTAACATGCTGAACGCAATAGCTCTCGGGGAACGACGCAGGCAAATGGACCCGTTAATAGACGAAATGCTACAAAGAAGAGAGCAACTGCTTGACTACGCCCACTCAGGAGGATACAACATAACAACACCAACAGAACGTAAAACAGAAAACAACAAAAAAGGAAACAAAAAATACGATATTCAAATATGGAACGAACTGCTAAATGACTAACTATGAACGGTGCTACGCCACATAGACAACCACTACAAACAACAGAAGGAGCCCTCGCTGTAATAGCACCATTCTCTATCATATACGAAGCAGACACACAACGCCTTGAAACAGCAAAACGCCTATTCCTATTCGCCGCAAAAGACGCAGAGGAAGAAAGGCTTGCAAGGGAAGCCTTTGAATCATTCATACAAGAACACATTGACAAGTTACAAAACTTTGAACTGCTCAGCCCAGATATAGCAAGACTAAAAGAATACGAACAACAACTAAGACAAGAACTTCAAGTATCACTTGAAAAATACGGCGGAGATGTCTCATCATGGCTCTCAGCAGAAGGTCAACAAGCCCTCACAAACTACAAAAAACAACTCATGCTGTCGCCACTGCTCGCTAAAGCAATGCAAAACAAAAAAGCATATACGCAAATGGTGGAAGCATGGTCAAAAGGACACTGGGTAGCACCAGTCCCACTATACGACAAAACAACAAACACAGTCAGATACATCAGTGCAGAAGAAGCAGTTGACCTATACTTCGTAGGCGCCCTGCCAGAACTCAAGTTCATGGGGTCCTTTAACCCATCAGCCCTGCACGACATGTTCAAATTCCACACTATACCAACACCAAACAAAAACAGATGGGACAGAACAGTATATGCAGACCAACTGCTCGGACACTTGGAAACAGTCCCGCCATGGGTAGCCATTGAAGTCCTCAAGCAATCAATAGACTGGGAACGCCTGTCGGATAAACAAGCACAATACGTAACTATACAACTGAACAACTGGGCTGAATACCTCAGGCAAAAAGGACGTATAGATAGAGAAGCAATACAAAGAGCATCACAAATACTGGGCAACATACCAACAGTCCATAGATGGGACTACGACCCAATGGTCCTCGCAAACATGAAACAAAGACTCTTCTCAGCAGCAAGAGGCGGAACACAAAGAACCCAACCAATCATACCATTTACACAAACAGTAGGACAACTAAACATAGGCAAGGTAGATGATACAGAGCAATTGGAACCGAACACTACGGTATACTTAGCACCATACAATGTAATCCAAATCCCCAAAAACAACGCACTGCAAATAACAAGAGAATTTAGAAAATCATTGCCAAAACGACAAATTGATAGACAAATATCAGCAACTGGAACAGAAGACAAACTTAAAAAGAAAGAAGCAGAAACCATCAACATCTATACAATACCAGATATAGCCCCTTGGTATGACATATCAATAGGATTGCGAAAAACAGAAACGCAAGTTATAGTGCCTGTCCCCGCCAGCCTTAGAGATATGATTGGCAATAAATTTGATTTCTCAAAGATTGAAATGGTTACAAATCCAGAAGACAGACCAACATTAACAGACATAGAAGCATACGACGTTGAACTAACAGAATACACAATAATGCCTGACATAGACGCAGACGGCAGAATAGACTATACCCTTGCATTAGCACGAGCCCACGTGCCAATAGACATAAATAACGGGAATATATCTGACTTCGCTAAACTTAATAACATCTTGCCGAAAGAATACGTGCAGGAAATACAAGATAAGTTCTCAGAACTATATCAGAAATCAGCAGAAATAGGAATTGATAGACAGACTATTTCAAGTATAGTAGCGGAATTAAACAGGCTAACTGTTAAAAACATGTATATTGATATAGGGAATAAAAGATTGCCGCTTGTCAACTTTGAATTAAGAGAGTATAAGATACCAACTGATGAAGGATATGATTACGAATATGAGATAATAGCAAAAACACTTACACCTATAGTCTTAGACGCTGTATCGCTCGCCACTCAAATGCAACAAACAGCACAAACAAGACAAATAGCGGGGGCAATGACAGCACCTATGCAGCAAGAAGCAGAAAGCCCGCAAAGAGGAGTGCCAAATATATATGAACAAGCATACCAACAAGGACCCTAAGCATACTCAACCCACTGCCTAATCACATCGCCAATACTACCTTCAGGAACATCGCCATGTAAGTAAACAGCGTCGGCAGACCTATCACAAATAACAACACACGCAAAGTCATTAAAGTCTATACTGCTTAACTCAACCATATCATCATCAAACTTGTCATAATTACTGTCAACAATAAAAACAGTAAAGTCCTTGCTATCGCCCCTGAACCCAAATAAACCATTACTTTCATAGGTAAGAAAAACATATTTAACGCTCTTAACAGCCATCCTCCAAATATAACCACTCAACTCACTTACAGCCATAACACTAATTTACGTATCTTATCATAATCACTAATTTAGCAAATAAACATACTATATGCAGCCACAGAGCAAACAGAATAATCAGCAAAATACAAAGCAGAATACACAACAGCCACAAATAGTATTGCCATATGACACACAAGAACTTGCTATACCTAATAACCCACAGATATTCCTCGACGCCATCAAAGCAAATACCTTAGATAAAGCAATTGAACTATCACAAACAGGAATAGTAGCAATTGATGAGGGATTACTAAACTATATAGCACAGGAATATATACCACACGAAGCAAAATATCCAACAAAAAAAGAAATAGAAATTATCACACGAACACACATGTTCGACCCACAAACAGGCGAACTAAAAGACCAAACGCTAAGAGAGTTCTATAAACAAGCACTCGCCAACATAGACCCAGAAGCACTTAAAACACTTATGCCTATAACGTTCCAATCTATCATACAACAAATGAAAGGCTACGGCAATAAGAAACTAAAAGCCCTTGACCCCACAGAACTGGAACGCGCCGTTTATCTAACATCTAAAACAATATACGCCTTCAAAGGATACTACCCAGAAGCAAACGACGACGCAGACTACCTATATGACGCCAACCTTGAAGAACTCCTTAGAGAACGAAAGATCAGGGACGCCAGCGCACTATACCTATTCTGGAACAATTTCAAAGGCTCAATGCTACAAATGACCTCAAGTGCAATCAAAGGAACAGAACTGCAATTTGACTACGAAACAGGACTTGATGAATGGCTTGATGAGATATACAGAGAATCAGTTGATACAGACCTGCTCGCACACGGATATGTTGAAAGAGACGGATACTGGGACCTGCAGACAATAGCGGCGTTGGCAGGCGAAGCAACAGGCTCTGCAATAATACCAATAGTCGGGGCAATGGCTGGCGGCTTAGCAGGCGGCAAAGTCGGGGGACCTCTTGGGGCGTTGGCAGGCGCATTAGTCGGCTCAGCAGCACCTACATACTTCGCAGAGAAATGGAACGCATATAAGGAAATATCAGATAGACTACTTGAAGACAAACAGAAAGGACTCATTAATATATCTGACGAGGAAATATATAGAATAGCAGATAGATACTCAACATTAACTGGCTTAGGAGCAGCTGGCGTTGAAGCATTATCAACAGCACTATTCGCACCTGGAAGGCTATTCCTCGGCACAGCAGTGCAAGCAGGAAAAGCAACTATTAGGAAAACAGCAAGCAAGATAATACTTGACAATATTAGAAAACGAGCCACTGGGCAAGTAGCTAAAACATTAGCAAAAACACCTCTTGAAATAGGTGTTAAAGCAACAAAAATAGTAACAGAAGGTGCTATAACAGAGGGCGTTGAGGAAGTAATACAAGAAGCACTGCCACTAATAGCATACCATAGAGTAAACCTAATGTTGCGAAATCCAAAAGCAACAGATATATCTTGGACAGATGCAATAACAGAAATGATAAATAGCCCAGAAGACAGACAGCAATTATACTACGCCTTCATGGCTGGAGCAATAGGTGGGGCGTTCCTATCAAGCATGGGCGGAATAATGAATGGAACCAAATCGTTGGCATCACAAAGAATAAAACAAACTCAACAACAAATACAAAGCGTAAAAGATATATTTAAACAAACTCAACAAGCCACGCCTCAACAACAAATACAACCTCCCCAGCAATCAGCACAACAACAAGTATCGCATAAACAAACACAACAAGAGATACAACAACAAACTCAACAAGTGCAACAACAACAACAAAGACGTGAACAACAAATACAACCAAAAGGCGAACGAAAGACACAAGAGATAATTGAACTGATTACTAAATATCCAAAGATTGGAAATGCACTACAAAACATATTTAAGGTAGTCAGACGTGGCGGTGAAGTTGAATTAGTGCCAACAACACTGTTTAGCAAATTTGAAAAAGAGTTAGAGGACGCAGATAATAAGGAAATTTTAAAAAGAAATAATGTAGAAGCAGTGGTTGACTTAATATATTCAGCGTTGCCAGTTACAGCGTTCTCTCATAACCCAAGAGCATATATTAGATTCTCAGATGTAATTTCTAATACATTAAATACATTAAAAGACCTTAATGTAATAGATAACGATATAGCAAATAAGGCAATAGATATAACAAAACATATAGATGTGCAAGTATTAAATTATTTAGATAAGATAGATGATAAATTACTACCATTAATGCCATACTTCATTAGGCTAACAAAGATAAATAACAATTTTAGCAAATTTAAATCTGACAATAAAGCACTGGCAGAACAAATGCCTAACTACGGCTTAATGCTACCACTAAGCCAGAAAAAGAAACAGGATATATTCGCTAAACTGCCACAGGAAGCTAAGCAATTCCTTGAAGACGTATCGCTAATCATTAGAGACCAAATATGGAATGAGCAAAAAGCAATATCAAAACAAGCAAAGCAAAAACTAAGAAATAGACTTGAAGAACTGTTTGCAAGTGCAGGCGAGCAAACACTTGACGCCAAGAGATATGCACTAAGACTGCTTGATAAATACATTATCCCTGACGACGTTATAACATACATAAGCCAAACAGATGATACTAAAATTGAACAATACTTAAATGGCATAACTCCACAGCAACAGCAAGCACAAACACAACAACCTAAACAGACACAGCAACAACAGAAACAAGAGAAAGAACAAGAAACGGAACAGCCTGAACAACCTGAACAGGGGGAAATACAACAACCGCAACAACAACCACAACAGACCAAAAAAATTAGACTCAAAAAGATAATATCAGGCGGTCAAACAGGAGCAGACTTCGGGGCATTACTTGCAGCAAAAGAACTACGCCTTGAAACAGGAGGTATAGCACCAAAAGGGTATAGAAATGAACTGTTAGATATAGGCAGGCAAAAAGAAGGAATGGAACATGTAGGGTTCCTGAAGCAATTTGGGCTTGAAGAGGATAGAACAAGAGATTATAGAAGCAGAACCAAAAGGAATATAGATAATGCAGACGTAGTCATAATATTCTATGACCCTAATAACTTGACGCCAGGAACTAAACAAACTATAAGACTTGCACAGGATGGCTTGTTTGGAGAACCATTACAAAACCCACCTGAAAAACCATATAGACCATATCTGCTTGTTGATATAAACCAAGATATAGAAACAAATGCACAGAAGATAAAAGAGTTCATCGTTGAGCACGACCCAGAAGTCATAAACGTAGCAGGGCCAAGAGAAAGTAAAGTTCCAGGGATAACACAAAAGACAAAAGAAATACTTGTAAAAGCAATTAAAGAACTTATAAAACCACAAAATACACAACAGAAACAACAAACTCAACAAGCCACGCCTCAACAACAACCTGCTCAACCTCAACAGCAACAAAAAAAGCAAAGGGAAGCAGAACAAAAACAGAGCCACCCAGCAGCACCACAAGAACGAAAGGATGAAAAAAAACAGACATCACAACCAACTCAAAATGTTAGACAGAAAAAAGAAGAGAGATTAATTATTAAACACACAGAAGAAGTAAAAGCAGATGATTTAAGGGAAGTTAAGAGCCCAATACTTGATGAGGTAGATAAGCTAGACGAAACATTTGCTCCAAACAAAGAACGACTAATAAAAGCACTAATTGAATCTAAACTACCCAGCGGACGCATACGCCTCAAGCAAGCAATAAACAAGTTTTTAGAAGGTAAAAGCGATGAAGAACTTAAACAAATAATCAATACGCTAAACGGCAAAACACCGTTCGTATTCAAAGGTGATATTAATGAGAACCCAAAGGAGGCACTGCGAGAAGCACTGCTTGACGGCGGAGTATACATAGTATATTCAAGCAAATACAAGCCACCATTTGACGAAACAACTGACATAGGCAAAGTATTCAAAGAACTTGCTGATAAATACAGAAATGAAAATGCAACAGTCGTTAACGTTAAATCCTCTGAAGATGCAGAAAAAGAGAAAATATCAATATCAATAGCACAAACAGTAATCATCGCTGCCTTAGAATCCGCAACTCTCAAAAGCAAAGCATCTAAAACTATCTCAACAAAAAGACTACTTGATATATTCAATAAGGTCCTTGAAGGTAGCAACTTATCCGATAGGCAGAAAAACATTGCTAAGAGGGTATTCACAGCAAAAGTGCTTAGGATATCCAAGACAGACGAAGATTCTCAAACAGAAATAGATGAGATTGAACTGAGCGATTTAGAAACAGCAATGCAGGAAAGCCTTGAGGTATTCTCACGATACATACGAGATAAAGATACATCGGTATATAGGACTATCATAGCGTTTGCAATACCGCCAGAATATATAGTCGTTAACAAGGATGGGACAGTTGAGATAGCAACACACCACAAGGAAAATGTAATAACTGCACTGAACAAGGTAGCCAGAGAATCCACTAAGGAAAACTTCATTGATAACCTTAGGGAATACGCTTATTCGCTTGACATACCAAGCGATGCAAGACACTCATTACAAATAATCCTTCAAGCGCTTGAAGGATTGCCAAATAAATATAGAGATAGAGCAATAAGCCTGTTCTACAACAAAGCCAGCACATCAATACTTCTACCCGTCAGAACAACTAATGCACACATAGAGCCATCAAGAAGGGACACAGAGGGATTAGTAAATATCCCGGCTCAAATCAAATCACCATCAGGTGCTATACTAAACGCAGTATTCGCATCTATGTTGCCACGGGCTATACACTTATTAAAAGGTAAAACATTCAATAGCGAAACAACCCTTGTTACAGAAATAAACAAAGCAATAAAAGGAGCTTGGCAGTCGTCTGAACTATACACAGCGGCAAGAGGACTGCTTACTGCACTTCAGAACTTAAAGAAAGCAATTGACAACAAAGAATACTTAAACAACGAATACATACAACAACAGATAGATTATGAACTTGAAAAGGCATTGCACGAATTTTCTGTCGCCTTCGGGGTCCCCATGCCCCCAGCAGGGATGGTAAACCCTGTAACTGGAAACAAAGAGTTGTATGACAGTATAATCGATATGCTGGCTATGTTGGCTATAGCGTTTGAAATTCCAGCCAGCAGGAACTATATACTGGGCAAAGGAAGGCAGATAAATCTCAAGAATATAGATATTGAGCAGATAGTAACTAATACACTAAACAAAAAGGCGGGATATATAACAAATGTCGGGTTCAAAACTAACTTGAAGTTTACAGGTGAGGAAAAGATACTTCTCTATAATGATAAAATAGGCGACCCGCTTGTCTTTAACATTTACAAAGACGATAAGAAAAAACAAGTAAGGGAAATAAGAAGCGTATCATACTACTACAAGAAGATAATAGGGGAATTAATCAAAGAAGGTTACTACAACAAGACGACTTTCAATGTGGGGTCTGAAAAGGGCAATGCACTAAGTTTTGTCAATAATGTTATCCGAATATTCTCAAATGCGAAATACTTCATACAAAGCATAGCAAAATTCAACTCTGCACAAGACTACATCAACAAACTAACTGAGTTGTATAAGAACACACTTATATACAGATTGATAGAACAAGAAGGCGGTGATATGGTTAGCTTGTTCACAAGCGTATATATAGGCGAAAAGGCAACACAGTTCGCTACTGCGCCATACAAGAATAAGCTAATAGCACAGTTGAAGATGCATATAAACGGAATAATTGAAAGTGCGGGCAAATACTTCTATTTCATTAGCCCGCCACACGGCGATAGCAGGGAAGTTTACGCTGTTAAAATGCCTACTTATCAAGATGCTAAAGTTTTTGATAAATACAGCGACTTGGATTTTATCGCAGAGTCTGTTGGTCTTGATAATAAAGACATTAAGGGAAGACTTGCTAAGTATAGGGATGAACTTGTAAAAGAATATGAATCACTCCTGAAGGAAGCAGATATTGAATACATAGAAGTGAAGGCACCTGACGACGTTACACAGAGCCAGATAAGTTTTCTGAAAAACAAATATGACATACAATATGATAAAAAGGCTAATGTGTTCAAGATAGGTAAGCAATCATTTAAGAAAATAGCAACTGATATAGTTATGGCATCTTTCGTATATGATGTCCTTACATCAGGAGACCTTGTGTTTACTGATATGCTCTCCCACGGCAAGAAACAGAAAATAACTAAGGGTGCAAAGACGCCAACCATTAGACGATTGGCTCCCGGGAAGAAATTGCTTATCATACCATTCAAAGATCCGAAGATAAAACTACGCATAGGTAATGAGGTAGCAGAAACAGAACTGCTTGACGGCTTCTGCTTCTACAACGACGCAATGTATGACTTGATTAACGATACTGCAAGTATTGATGATACAAGCCCATTTATCAAGCCAATGCTCTATGGGTTAGCACCATACAAAAAGAAAGACGGCAGGTATGCGCTGGCTCCTCTGTATGGCAAAATGGGCGGCATTAAAATAGAAGGTGGGAGGTCATATGTTGAATCACGACTGCAAGCAATACTTGATGAACTTAAACGCAGGGGGCATATAGATGATAACACAGCAGTTGTGTTTATAGCAAGTTCTGCTATGAAAGGGCATTTAACAAAGGGGGGCGGTCCGATACAAGTCTTTGACATATTTGATATTGAAGCAATAGAAACAGAAGAGGTGAATGGTCAACAAGTAGCAAAAAGAGCAAAACTCAAAGTAAAGAAAGCAGTTAAGGATATAGCAACAGATATAGCAGAATACATAAAGGAGGAAGAGCCATATGTTGACTCATCAACATTCGGCATAGTCATTAATACCAACAAACCAGTTGACGAACAGTCCTCATCGTTGTTCCCGCTAATGGCTTATACAACAATTAAATCTGTGGCTCAGGACCCAGAAAGGGTGAAAGAACTGTGGAATGCATATAAGGAACTGATTGAGGCGACGCTCAACAACTGGGACAACTCTGATATAGGTTTTCTGCGAACTATGAAGGAAGCGATAGTTGGTGCTATACAAGGTGCCGATGCCGCTTGGAAAACAAATGTTTCTGAATCACTGTCTAAAATGTTCAAACTGCTTCAGGACAAAATAGATAAAGCAATAAAAAGCAAAGCGGAAGAAGACATAGACGAGGCGAAGGCAATGACAGAAGCAGTTATGCATAACATAGAATATGCTTCCATCATAATCCCAACGCTTGCTAAGATGTTCCATAAGCGGGCGGCACGTGCAGAACTGCCCGGAGCACACTTATATGAGGTCCCAGATATGGGGTCTCCTTCAACTGGTGAATTGCTTATTGATGGTAAGGCTATCGTGTCTCCTATGGTAGCTAAGCGGGGCGAAAAAATAATGACTATCCGTGTCCCTACTCAGGCACCAAATATAGCATTCTCAAAGGTAATAGGGCATACTGGAGAATACTACTCTAATAAAGCAAGGAGACGCCTGCACGCAAATATCATTATCCGTGGAGTAAGGGACAGGGTCAGGGCTGATGCCGACTACGATGGAGATGCCCTATTTGTGTTCCCTGAAGATGGAGGTATGAGGAAAATTATAATGGACTACATAGTGTCAAAAGGCATAAAAGCAATAGCACCTTTCATATATGAGGACTTAAGGGGAATGAAAGAAATAACAGGTCAAACATTTTTTAAAATAATAGCAAGTAAAACTCATGAAGGAGACTATGTTTCTCTTGTCAATGATATGATAGACTATATAATGAATAACATTGATAATGTTAAAACAGAAAAAGATATTAATGAGTTAATAACACAATATCTAAAACTAAAAGGGCTAAAGATACAAAAAGAGATAAAAAATGTAAACACGCCTGAATGGGGGTGGTCAATGCAATCACTGAAAATAGCAAAAGCACTATCCAAATTGGTCAAAACAGCAGAGCAAGTATATAACTCTGTTGATGAAGCAATTAGAGACTATAAACTTGACCCATCTGGGATGTCAAATCTTGCTGATGTAGTTGAACTGGCTATGCTTGCTAAGAAATACAAAATAACACTTCCAAACGACCTGCAAGAAGTTGTGAGGTTCACACCGGAAACAGTTAAGAAGATAATTGACGATGAAGGCTATTACAAAGAAATATACGATAGGTTATTAAGTGCATTAAGCAAAAGCGGAAAAGCTGATTTAGATAAAGAACTGTCTCTTGAAAATAGGTCTGCAAGGCTAAAGATTTCAGCACGAACTCGCTCTGCTAACGATGCTATAAGCACGCTTGTCGTCCTGAGAAAGTTAATAAGCGTTGTCGATAAAATGTCATATACAGGATACACAACACAGGAAACAGAAGAAGAAGAGATAATAGTGCGACGCAGGAAGACGATAAACATACAGGAACTGTTGCAGAAAGAAGGCGTAGTCAAAAGCCTTGATATATTCGTGCAGGCCGCACTGGACGACAACAATAACAACTTCGCAATATCCAGAATGCTCATTAACTCAGCATCACTTAACTACATAGCAGGGGCTATCCTGCACGGAAACGAAATATCTGAAGTAATATCTGAAATAATAAATATGTATGACTTTGTTGAAAAATATGCAGTTAAAAATGGATATGATTACTTCTCAATGCCAGCACACTTATACGCGCAGGCAGTAGAAGCATTCTATGGAGATATGTCCCTTGAATATCGCCTTGAAAAAATGGACTATCTGGCAGCTGGGCAGGAAGCAATATCGTATGTTGCCCCAATCCTCGGCATATACAGGTCAATACCATCATCTATTGAGGAGATGATTCGTGTAAGGATAGCACTTGATGAACATAAGGCTTATCCAGGCGTAGAAAAAACAGAATTCGCAATACAATCTGAATACGCAGACTTTGCTGGATACATATACTCAAAAATCTACGAACCGCTATCTACTGTGTTCCTCCCATTCAGAGAATACAGCATATTCAAAGGATACGAAACAGAGATACGTCCTGCACTTGAATTATACAGCGCATACCTTGTTGATAAGGCTATGTATGGCGAGGCACCAAGCGAACGCCTGTGGATGAAAATGAATATAGACCTATACAACGCTAAACTAAACGGCAGGATGCCATTCCACATAGCACGGCTATTATCAGCATACTCAATTAATGGTGAGCATTTTATCGGGCCTTCACAGGTGAAGAACATAATAGGATGGCTTGAAAAGAAAAGAATAAAGTCGCCATTCAAAAAGAATGGTGTTGACTTGACATTTACTAATGTATCACCTCACGAATGGCTCGCAATAAAGAAACTTATAAACGCATCTCCCGACCTATCATCTATATACCTGAAGCCAATAGCATATGTTATGACAGCTAAGAACGGCGTGTTTGCCGCATCGCCAGTTATGTCATTATTACCAGAGCAGGAACTAATGCAAATAACAGAATCAATAGCAGGTATAAGCAAGGAAGACAAATTACAGGCTTTAAGAGAATCTCTTGCAACAAACATATTAAGGAAATCACGCCCTGAGGGCGTAGTGCACGGAATGGTTAAGTATGATTTAGAGAAAGAAAGGTTTATATTGTTTGATATTGCAGGCAGTAAGTATATGCTCATAAACCCATTACATCCATATAACACAAGGGAGAACATAATCCTGCTTGCAGGATTAAATGAGTTTAACATAAGGGTTAGAAAGCACAATGCATATGAGTATAGGAAATTGACTGTTGAAAAGCCAACGCAACAGGAGCTAAGCAAGGTATTAACTAATCTGCCTCCTGACCTGGCAGACGCTTTATCTGCAATACCGCCTCAGACACCTAATAACTATGTAATACTGAAGATCAAATATGATAAGGTAGTTGAAGATAGACAATCAAAACAAAAACTAATAACAACACGATACCATGAACTTGCATATATGCCTGGACTTGCTGAGCCAGCAGATAATAGTCTCGTTAAAATAACACCATACTTTGACGGCATACCAAAACAAGAAGTTATAGTCAGCGGAGTTGACTTTAGCAGTATGCTAATAACACATCTACAATCGCTAAATGTTAACAGAGAAGTTGCCGATAAGATAAAAGATTTAATAAATAGCCTACAAACAGTTGATGTAGCTGTCAGGATAAATGAAATTGGAGGTAAAGCACAAGCTAAGATATACATACCACCTGGAATTAATATATCAGTAACTGAAGTTAACTTAAATGGGCTTGATATAGATAAGGTTATAAATGACCTTTCTGCAAGGACTATTAATGTATTAAGTAGAATAGCAGTTAGCAACCCTAACCTGCTTGAATCCATTAAGTCTGCAATCTCTTTGTCTCAGAAATTGCAGGCGTCAAATACTATTGATGATAACTTAATTCTTAATACCAAGTTTGATAAAATAGGAATAGTAAATGATAAGGATGTATTCGGCTTCTATATCCCGACAAGCAAGAGGGCATCAATAGCAGAAGCATTAGCAAATGCGTTATCAAGCGGGCGGAAAACAACTATAAAGTTGCTCAAGAGAGCAAGCGAAACACAGGATATTGAAACTATAAACAACACATTAAAAGAAGCAGTTGCTAAAAAGGATATGGAACAGATTAAGAAGATTTTGAAAGATGTCCTTGGTGCACAAGGCGATATAGATAAGATAACAGAATCAATCATTAATCTTGCCAAGAAAGGTGTTGTGCCACGACTGGTTAAACTAAGTGAAGAGAGCATTGAAGTAGTATCAATAAATGAAGCAGAAATCAAAAGCCAAATAGAAGATGCCGATTATATGATTGAACGTGAAAGTATGGTTAGAATTATAGAAAATGAAGAACTATACAAGGCAATAGTTAAAGACTTAATGGCTAAATACCCATTTGTTGAAATTAGAATATATGATGAAAAGTTAGGCAAGAGACTTGGATATATGCAAAAAAGAGAACTTAGTTATTTAGTTGCGTGGTCGTTGGTTGATGGGAGAATAACAACCGCCCCTCACGAATTCGCACACGTCTATATAGATATGTTCAGGGAAGACCCACTCGTTAAAAGGCTAATAGACAAATACGGAGAGGAACGGCTTGCTGAGATGCTTGCTGTCTCTTACGTCAGAAGGCTACAAGATGAACGCAAGATTAATGAGTTGAAGGGTGTGCTAAAGGTTATATACAAGTTCTGGACAAGGCTTAAGTGGCTGATAAAAAGTTCTATAGGTTATGAGAGACTTGCTAAACTATTTTATGAAGCAGACCTGCGCAGGTTAACGCCGACTGGTGAAGCAAGGCAAATACTTGAAAAGCAGGGCATTAAGCAACCACAACTACAAACGCAGCCAGCACAGCAAGAAATAAAGCAGCAAGCACAGCACCAACCAGACAACCTGTTTGAGCAGCATTTTGATGAGATTAACCCCGGCATAGTGGCTGATACAGAGGGGGTGGAACAGCATTACACTGAAATTAAAAGCGCAGATGACATAATAACAGCAGCAGACGAAATACTTGATTATCTATCGTTCGGATTTTTCATTTCAAATGAAGTGGATTCAGGTATTATGTCCCTTGACATCCCAGCACGTAAACAAGCAATGTTACAGATATTTAGACAACTTGACGATATAATAGGCGATGATAAAGAACATCAGATTAGTAAGGCTATACTTGGGCTAAAAGGCTTTGGCAACTTCCTTGATAACTCATTATCTGGTCTAACTAACTTACAAGGAGCCGCATATGACGATGCTAATCCAATGAGTGTTTTTAATCTGCTCTTTGGTGATAACCCAGATGGCAGGCTTTCTGATGAAACAATACAGCAAATACTTAATGGAACACTTGAAATAGAATATGACGGCAAGAGCCCAGTCGCAAGTCTAAAATTGCAGAATGGCAATGAAATTGTCCTTAGGGACTTGGCGTTAAGCGATGTTATAGTTGCAGTAAGAGCTCTGGCTTTGATAAACAGAGTTTTGTCTTCCAAAAACACATTCCAAGCAGCTGATGGAAGGGCTATCACATCTACATATAATGACTATCTTGATAACGAGATGGTAACGCAAATATCAACTGCTGCCTCAGACCCATTGGTTGTTAAAATGTTTAAGACGTTTAAGTTGTCTTCATTCCTGCAACCACACGCATTCTTTAACTTGATTGCTGGCGGGACAGATAACGCACTGTATAAAGGTCTTTATCTCGCTTTTGAACATGGCGACATGATGGCAAGTAAACTGACTATGCGGGTGCAGAAACTTATAACACCAACTCTGAAGAACAAAAAGTTGGCAGATGGTTCACAGCATATTAGGTCAAGCGAGTATGTAACAGTTAGCAGAAAGGACGTGCCTAAGATGAAAGTGAAATTTACAAATGTTAAAAAAGTTTGGAATAAAGGGCAGGAAGAAATTGAAGAGTTTGAAGACGTCCATGAGTTAACTCCGGCAGAGATTATAACAGTATACCTGTATCTAAAAGATAACAAGGCAAGAGAAGATATTAAAGAACATGGTATTATCTATGGTTCTGATAGAGATGACATTAAGAAAAGAAGCATATGGTTCGGAGATGAAAGTGCTTTCAAGTCATTTGAAAAAGCAATTAATAGTATTGTCAATGCACATTTCAAAGAAGAGGCACAGGCTTTTGAACAGGCATTTAGAATACTGAAAAACGAAACTAACTCAATAGTTAAAAAGGCTTTCGGCTATGAGAATAAAGCAGATGGTCTGTTTGTCCCAAGAGTATCTGGCATTGGCACCCCTCTTTCAGTCCAGATAAAGGGAGTTGCCAACATATTTGATAACCCATACATTGATATGCATAAACGTAAAAACGAGGCTGTAACAATCACTGACGCCTATACAGTCCTGACACTTTCACAAAGGCTTGCCTCAACAGTTTATGGATATACATTCCCAGTGATGAACTATAAGAAGATTGCAAAAACAGTAACTTCCTACGGCGATAGATACGGAAGCGAAATGTATAGGTTCCTTGTCCAGAAGATAAAGAGTTTCGTAAATAGGTATTACGCCCCTCAATTAAATGAGGCAAAGTGGCAACGCCTCCTTGATAGACAAATGAAAATAGAAGTGGCATTTATATTCTTTATGAACATATTCTCTGCTATTAAGCAGGCGGCTGGTCTTGTAACCCTCGGAGCGGCTACTGGGGACCTTAAATCAATAGGTAGGGCAATAACTCTTGTCGGAAGGATAATCAAAGGGGCACCAGTTGAACAGGCAAGAGCAATCAAGTCAAAGCCAGAGTCTATAATGAGAGAGTTGAACGACCCAAGAATAAGGGAAATAATTGAGTATGATACTACTGGACTTATTGCCGCAAGGCTTATATCAACACCACTATTGTCATACTACACTGTTGAAGACTTGTTCGGGACTAAAACATCTGTCTCTATTGAAGCAGGAAAATTGTTAACAAAAATGTTCGGCAAAAAAGTAGCACAGAAAATTATTGATGCAACAAGTATGGAATCAACAATGTCAATGATTGCATATGCAGATAGAGAAATGATTATAGAAACGTGGAATAGATATGCAGAGAAGGCACAAAAAATGGGGTTAAAGAAAGGCACGAGAGAATGGGCTAAATACGTATCTGAAAACACTTATAACGCAGTCAGGAGCACACAACCAATGTACACGACAACCTTCAGACCAGAAATTTATTACTCGTGGATTAGGCTATTTACAATGTTTACAACGCCATCTTGGCCTATCTTCTCAAACTTCGTGCTCGGTTTAAGAGATTACCTTAAGTATAGGAATACAAAGCGTTTGTCATACTACGGGCTTGCTATAATCCTAACATCGCTTTTCCTTGCTGCTATTGATTTCCTCAAAGAACTGCTTACTGGCGAGAAAAGAAAGACAAAAGAAAAGGAACAGGAACGTATAGCAAAGACAGCAGCCGCTTCATTTATAAACAACTCACTTGGATTAGTAGCATACCCAGCATCTTACTATCTGCCAGCAACAGTTAATAAAATCCTTGACCTGCCAACATATGGCATAAGGCTACCAATAGGCTTCAACTTTATGCAGGCTATAGCAAACTCTACATATAGAACAATTGACTTTGCCAAAGGGGAGTCAACACCTATGCAGTTGACACGAGACTACCTTAAAGCGTTCTCGCTAACGGTAACGCCAATAGTGCCTAACCAAGCACTATCTCTAATGAGGAAATATGAACAGGCAAATAAAAGGAAAAGAACAAAAGTAGTTGGGTCTGTTTCATATAGAATTCGCTAATTTCGTAGTATGGCGAACATAACATATGCATACGACGCAGAGACCTGCGAAAGCGTTGTCGTAGATTTTACTGTTGATACAGTAGGGGATGTAGTGGCAGTGTTCCTAAATGGCGAAAATAAATATCTAAACACTACAACAGCACTTACAGATTCATACACTTACACAGACCCAACATCTGTGATATTGCCATCTACATTGCATGAGTTCAAATCGGTAATAGCAACTTCAATGAGTTGGAACATTGCCAACGAAGACAATGGCACATATACAATAATAGCGACAGTTCCCTCTGGAACATACATAATAGATACAAGCCCGATACCTGATGAATGCAGTGCTATATTGTTTGTGATGGTTGATGGCGAAAAAATAGCATTAGATAAGAATGCCGTTCACTACATAAGTGGCACAGACATAAAACTTATAGTTGAACACACAGGATTCTCTTGGGATGACTGCATTGACGCTATAACTCTGAATATGCCTCTCATCTATTCTGTTTATTTTGAGAAAGACTTTGTTGTGTATCCAATCTGCCAACTGAGAGCCCAACTGGCACAGTGCTTGATTAAACATCTTTGTGAGTGTCGTGAAGATGACTGCTGTGGGGGGGATTGGCTTTACGAGCAAGTAGCCAAGTTTGAATCAGCAAAGATAATTATGGAAGACGGATACATTAGATGCGCCGCATCTATATTTGATGAAGTAAAGAACTGCCTTGCCAAAAATTGCTGAGATGGATAGGCGTGAGAAGGAATATTATGTTGACAAAATATGTAAGAACAGAGATAAATGCTTTCTTCCTGATGCTGATAAAGAAGATTACATCAAATTGCTTGCAATAAACCACATACTATGGTATCAAAACAGGACAGAGCGTGAGTATGATTTAGAATGCCTTAATAAATACAAGTGCCCACCCCCTTCGCAATATTCATATTTTGTTCTATCCCACAATAGTGTTATATATATAGATAATAACGTGCATGAATTAACGAGAATACTCATTCCACACCATACGCTTGTAGAACAGATAATAGTTCCTGACTACATATCATACGATTTAATACCTTCTACAAGCGGTGATTTAATTACTCTATACGTGGATACGAACTTGATTACACAGTGTTCTGATTACAACTTTACAGCACAGGTAGTTGGAGCCTGCACGACTATTGAAATACCTATATCCTTCAGAGCATGTTATAGGCTAACAAGAACCGTATTTGATGAATTAAGATCATGCTGTGATTTTCCATTAAACATAGCAGTTCCTGGCATCTGTGCAACACAAAGCGGTAGCGTATTCGTCGTTCAGACAAGTGATAGCACAACGTTTAGTTGGGCTGTTCATGATGATGGCGTTTTGACTATTAACCTAAACGGTAGCCTTGTCCCTTACTATCAAAATGGCGATACAGACATAACGCTAATTATACAGGATGTTAGAACATGTGATGAAAACACAACTAACTTGACAGTGAATTTAAGGCTTGTTGATTGCAATTATGAGCTAAAAGATTACTGCTGTAATATCGCAGATGGATGTGACTGTTATGGCAAGTATATCTTGTTTAGACCAGTTAATTGTATAAATACAAATAGCGTTATGTTTACAGTAAGAAATATTATTGGCAATATATCTGAAAATGTTTACTTAAATGATGGTAGCGTTTTATTAAATTGTGATGGTATAGTAAGAGAGTGCTCGTTAGGTTATGTATATATTACGTTTGATAGTTGCTGTGGCACTAAGACAGTAGTTGCTAAAGTAGCAATTGATGATGGTTCATGCATTAATCCTATAGTAAGATTTAACATAGCCAATGGCACTGACCTCAATACCTTAACAATACCTTCAACAATTGCTACTGTTAATTGTGAAGGAAGATGTATAACTACGTTTAATATTGTTGCAACAATTACTCTTTATTGTGACGGCACGCCACAACATGTCCCCCTGCCAGTTGTTTATGACCATATAAATCATATTTGGAATGTTATATATGATGGTAATGGATGCAGCCCTTGTTCACCTGCTGATGGGACACTGGAGATATATGTTTATAATTGTAATGGCAAACTCTTGGCATTTAACAATATACAAGTAGTATGTAGATAATTGTAATTTAGTAACAAAAAAGCAGTGAGTGACAAGGAACAGTTAGTAAGGTATGTTAACGACCAGATCAACATACTTCGTGGTGAATTTCATGATGCACTTAAACAACACAAAACACAAATAGAGTCTATGTATGAAAGGCTATTTAATAGAATGTTATCATTTCAGGAAGAACTGAATAAAACAGTAATAGCCCACGAAAAAGAACTTGCTGGGCTAAAGATAACATACAAAATAGTTATTTTCTTAACTGGCATGGTTGTCGGCGGGTTGTTTGACAAAGTCTGGACATTAATCAGTTCAATAATAAAATAGACAGCAATGGCAAGAAACAGCAAATGGCTACAGAAGGCACGGGCGAGGATGGAGAGGAAGGGAACAGTAGGTGCATTCACAAGATGGTGCAAACGGCAAGGATATTCAGGCGTAACCAACGAATGCATACAAAAAGGACTCAAAAGCAAGAATCCAACTATTAAAAAAAGAGCAGCATTTGCAAAAGCCGCAAGAAATATATCAAAGAAGCGTAAAAGGAAATAGTATATATATTTGCATAAAATAACAGGCAAATGACAAAGAGAATATCACAGGCTGTAATAGGAGTTGAGGATGTTGATAAGAATGGTTACATTGTTGGTGTTAACGTGATAGCAGATAAAAATACTCTTAAGGCTGTTATTAGTGGAGATGATTTCTCCAAAGAAGATGCTATCCTTTTAGCAGGGGCAGTTAATTATAGACATGTTAGCATACCAGAATTAGCAGCACTTCTAACATATCTCACTAAGTATGTAACAGCGGCAACGCAAGCGGAAAAGGATGCAGTAAAGCCCTTGCTTGACAATGCGTTAATGGCTGTTCTTGCACGTTCTACTAACGAAGTTGACGAGGCTGCCCTTGCCCAATTAGTAACAAGTGCTCAAACAGCAGATGATGTAATTAGTGCTTTATAATAGCATGACTAATGCTCGACCTAGTAGATATTGAAGGGACGCACACAGTAGTGCCGTTCTATTATAATCATGCTAACTTAAGTGGCTATGGCGGTCTTGATTTTAGAATCATAAACGGCGAACGTGCTTTTACTCAGCAGATTAACAACGTCAATGGCGTATTAATGTATTCATCAGCATCTTATAGCAGATATGGACCGCCTAAGGGCACAGATGCTATGGCTTGGAGGTTGTATCCATTTACAATCTCAAATATAAACACATCAACTTTAATGATATATTTAGGACTTGCGGATAGCGGATGGTCTTTAATTAACCGCAGACCCAACAATACGATTGGTAGTAGGATATTCTTTGACACACTAATGTTAGAAAGGTTTAGCGTGAATAGTGATAGCATTAGTTTTGAGTTGTATAGAATGCACAAGGACACTGTAAACTTTATTAGAAAAGAATACATAGGGAAATATATAATTGGCAGGGAGTCTCCCTTGACAATAGTTGCATATGCGAATCATTATATTGAAGATGTTAGGAATAATTTAGGCACTCTTTATGTAGGCCCAGTTAAATATACATTCACAGTAGAAATAAAGGAAATAGACTTTAAGCATACTATTATTTCAAGGTTTGTGGATACGCTATTATTAAATAGCAATTATTATAACATTTTGTATTTTTATGACGTTTCTTTATTCGGCGGATGCTATAACAATCTTGTTTACACGCCACAAATTCTTCCATATACTACTTATTATGCCATAGCAAAGTCATCAAGCCAAAAATACTATACGCATCCAAGCCTAATAGCCCATTCACTTGTAGAAAATGCAAATATACTATTAAATAGAAGTAATGCATGATTACTATGCATTTGAAGTTGTTAAGGATTTCTCTCCTGTTGTATATGGCGAGATATATGATGATGATGACTGGTGGGCTGAGCAGGTTGACAGGTGTCTAAATGGTTATGAGACAAGGCTTGGCAAGATAACTGGTGCTCATTATTTCTATCTAAACTTTGTTCGCATTCTTGCTTCTGATGGTCGTGAGAGACGTAAGAAGTTACTACCCCCGCTATATCGTGAACTGGACAAGGAATTCTTCTGGACGCTTGAAAGGGCTCGGCAGGAGGGCAAGAACGTAATTATAGTCAAAGCCCGTGATAAGGGCTTCTCATACATGATGACTGCTTATATACTTTGGGAGTGGTTATTCTTTCCTTTCAATGAGGTCGGCGTTGGTGCACAGAAGGAAGTATATGTCAATACATTCAGGAAGCGATTTGAAGTAATGCTGAGCAATTTGCCGGGCAAGCTGCAATTGCCAATACTTGAATCTAAGAAGGACAGGATAGTAAGCGGTTACAAGAGGAAGACGGAAGCAGGTTGGCAGAAACAAGGCACGCAAACAGTTTTGCATCTAAGGACTATAAAAGACCCAGACACGTTCCGTGGTGAGCGGTTAAGGCTTTTGTTGTTTGAAGAGGCTGGTGAGATAGATAATTTGTTGCGTGCCTTTATGGCGTCGCTCGCTTGCGTCAAAGAAGGGGCTGAGCAGTTCGGCACAATAGTAATTGGCGGGACAGTTAACAAGTTCGGCAAGGGATATGATGATTTCAAAGAGTTGTGGTATAATGCAGAGAAGTATAATATGATTAGGTTCTTTATAGGTGCGCATAGGGCACTACACGGCTTCTTTGACCCTGCAACAGGGAAAGACGACGAGGAAGGAGCAAAGAGATACATAAAAGAACAGGCAGAGAAACTTAGAAGATCTGGTAACTCTTCTGCTTACTATATGTATTTGCAGGAATATCCCACAACTGTTGAGGAAGCGTTTTTAGATGCAGCAAATTCAGTCTTTGACATAGGCAAATTGAACGATAGGTATTCTTATCTGATGACAAATGATGTTGGCGTCCAAGAAGGCTATATGATAAGAGACAAAAATGGGGACGTTTTGTTTAAGCCAGTTAAAGGCGGCCCAGTAAAGATTTACTTACATCCACTGCCACAACACTTAAAGGGTAAAAATGTAGACATAGGAGGCGTTGACCCATATATGTTTGCAGAGGTCCATGAAAAGATTTCACGTGGTGCATGTGTCATATACAGGCGTTTTTATTCTGCTAATGAGGTATGCGAATTGCCTGTTTGTATATATGCAGACCGCCCAGATGACAAGGAAGAGTTTTACAGGACTATTGCTATGATAGCAGAGTATTATGGTTGCAAAATGCTTGTTGAAAATTCTGACCCGGAGTTGTTCTCTTGGTTCAGACACAACAGGAAGTTGAACTTGCTCTTGCCCAGACCACGCCTGTTTGAAACAAGGTCCCCGCTTAAATACGGAATTAATATGAAGGTTACGCAGAAAGCATTAGTTACTGAACTGCTTAACAAGTATATCAATCAGAATGTTGATATGATAATGTTCCCAGAACTGATAGACGACCTACGGCGATATGGTAAAGGTCGTGATGACCTCGCAATGGCTTTTGGTATTGCACTGATAGCAGACCTTGACTTGCCGATAGGAGTCGTTGATGAAGAAAAAACGGACGATAATCAGATTATACTGCCACGCCTTAAATATGTAGATGGAAAGATTATAGTTGATAACTTTGTCAACAAGGGGACAGAGGGTAAATACTCTGAACTGACAAAATCAATACTTAAATGGCATATATAGAGTTTGTTGTTCCAGACTCAAATGAGAAGGAGTGGGCAGAGGAAGTTGCTAAGAAACTTGCTAATAGCGTCCCCTTATCTACATATTGGTCTGCTGAGAGACAGCGTGTTGAGGAAAACTATGCAATTTATGATGGCAAGTTTAATAAAGATGACTTTAAGTATATTACTGAAATGTATGGCGTTGCGGCTCCAGCAAGGCTCGTTAACTACCCACTAATAAAGCCTAAAATTGAGTTGCTAATAGGCGAGTTCGTAACTAAGCCTTTGAAGTTCACAGTGCGGTCTGTTAATGACGAAGCACTAAACACAAAGTTCTCAAAGTATATAACACAGACAGTTGATTATTTCGCAAGACAGATACTCCATGAAATAACAGAAGAAATAGGCATTAATATAATGCCTGATATAATTACACAGGTCGGTATGGAGGTTATAAAAGAAATAGGTCGTGGCGATTGGCGAGATGCCAATGAGGTAAATATAGAAAAGAGCCTTCAGTATCTTAATGAACTCTATGATTTTAAGCATGTGTTCAAACAGTGCCTTCTTGATGTCCTGATATGCGGAAAAGCGTTTGTTAAAATAGTTGTTGACGGGGATACACCAACTATTGAGAGGATACACCCACTAAATATATATTACGACCCGTCAGTTGGCAGTGATTTAGAAGACAGTCCTTATGTAATAGAAGAGGCATGGTTGCCACTGCATGTTATAGTTAATAGATATAGTGCATTTATAGAGGACAAAGGCATAAAGGGATGGCTTAAGGAATTGGCAGACCCGCAGAAGGCTAAGGGGATGGATAATAGATGGTATTACTATGATGGCTCTGGGACGTGGGTTAAGGTTTACAGGATAGAGTGGAAGGCTATAAGATGGGTCAGTCTCAAGAAACTGGCACAGTCAGAAGAGGATGAGTCATTCGCAATATACAGTGAAGAAGGAGGTGGCGATGAGCAGAAGGTCCCGATAGTAGAACTGTGGGAGGCTATTGTTGTAGGCGTAGATAAAGTCATAATGGCCAGACCTGTTCCCGGTCAACAACGGACGCAAGAAAACCTAAGCACAACACGATTTACTTATTCTGGTGTTATTAAGAATGGTGGCGTAGGCACCCCACAAGGTATAGTTGACCTGCTTAAAAACATACAACTTCTATACAATATAGTCATGTATCATATAGAACTGACTATGGCACGGGCTGGCGGAAAGGCTATTGTCTATGACCTTGCACAGAAACCTTCCAATGTTCCATTGTCAGAAATTATTTATCACTTAAAGAATACTGGAGTTATATTCATAAACTCAATGGAAGAGGGCATTAGGGAAGCCAGAGCTCCCGCAATGTCTGAAGTTGACTTGACGCTTAGCCAAAGCCTTACACAACTCATCAACTTGAAAATTGTTCTTGAGCAGACAGCGGAAGCCCTAACTGGAATTAGCAGGGTTCGTGAGGGGTTTGTGTCTGACAGGACACCAGCCAGTTCCGTTCAGTCTGCAATAACGCAGTCTTCCCTTATGACAATGCCTGTTTTTTATATGCTTAACAAACTAATGCGTGATTCACTAAATAGACTTGTTCACTTTGTCAAGATTTACTGGGGGCTGGCTGGGGGCGGACGTGCTAAATACTTTATGTCTGATGCTCAACTTGCTTACTTCAAGATAGATGAGACAGTAGCGTTAAACGACTACTCTGTATTTGTCAAGATAGGCGATATAGATATAGAGAAGAAGCAGTTTATAATGCAGGTGGCGGCACAAGCGGCATCAAGCGGTCACATAGATATATTACAACTAATTAAACTTGCTAAGGCAAGGGATTATGAGGAGGCAGAGAAGATATTTGAAGAGGGTGTTGCGGCAATGCAACAACTACAACAGCAACTGGCACAGCAACAGCAACAGATAGAAATGATGAAGGCACAGCTTGAACAGGCTAAGATTAACGCAGAGATACAAAAGAGTATGATTGCTGGCGAAACAAGAGTAAGAGCGGCAGAGATAGAAGCCAAAGGCAGGAAGGAGGCAACTATGATAAAAGCAAATAAAGAGAAAGAACTTAGATCAATAGATGCTGACACTGATAAAAAGACACCTCAATCACCACCTCCTCCTCCTATTTAATAAATAGTTCTTATCTTTATGTAAAACAAAAAGCTATGGCAGAAGATTTGAAGCAGGGTCAGGAGACACATACTGGCACTGATAATCAAGAGACAAAGGCAACACAAACAGAACAGTCAACACAACAACCACAGAAAGATGAAAAAACGGATACGCAGGCACATAATAAAGAAACCACGTCGCTTTCGTGGTTTGATTTGGCAGGTGGGGAAGCCGGGTCCAGAACCGACACGCAGGCTATGGATACACCTCAACAAACGCCACAGGCTAATCAAACCGCACAGACCAAGGATTTAGAAGTAATAAAAGAACTGGCAAAAAGTTTTGGCATAGACCCGGAAAGTGTATCAAGTATTGAGGAACTGAAACAAAAATTACAGGGCAAGTTAGAGCAGGCACCAACAAAAGCAGTTCCACAGCCGGCAACTGTTAAGCAGGAAAAGATACCTTATCAAGACGATATAGAAAAACTCCAAAAGTATCTTATACTTCCTGAGGATGAAATGATAAAAGCATGGCTTAGCGAGTTAGGAATGTCAAAAGATGAGATTGATGACTATGTAGATAAACTTGCTATGTCTGATATGTTAAGCCTAAAGGCAACAGAAGTAAAGGCACAGATAAATGCTAAGTTAAAGGAATACCAACGGCTCGCCCAGCAGGCTATTGAACAGGCAAGGTTACAGAGAGAACAAGAATTAGAGAGGGCAAGACAAGAGTTTATCATGGCACTCAATAACATTAATGATATAGGTGGCATTCCAATAGCAACCTCTAAGGAACAGGCAGAGCAAATAAGAAAAGATATATATAATTATGTAACAAGTGGTCAGTTTGCAGAAGAGATATTCTCAGCTCCTGAAAATCTTGCACAGGCGGCAATGCTATGGAGATGGCGAGACAAGATTTTTGAAATGATAAAATCAAGTGCCACGCAGTCTGCAAAGGCAGAATTTATGAAAAGCCTTACTCATGCTAATAATATAAGCAGGGCAACTGGGTTGCCGCCGACTGGAAGTAGCGGTGTTGACCTGTCCAAGTTCCTTGAAGGTATAAAGTAACGGTTCTTAACTTTGCAACAAAACATAAGTTATGCGGATATTCAAGGGTAAAGTAAATGCAGAGGTTACAGAAAGCAACAGCCTTGTTGCTAATATGATTAAAGAACCTGCACTTTCAAAAGTGCTTGTTAGGCTTTACCCCCAGTATGGTCTTACTTACCTAACAGAAGGGCTAGGACGAATAGCAAAAGACGTCCAAGTAGGTAATAGAGAATATAGGTGGAAGGTGATAGGTCGCCTTACTGAGCCATCTACATGCACAGGTATCTTCAGCCCTGCTACTAATATAGGACAAAATCAATCTGTGTTTAAGGTTGTTTTTTATGAAAATTATATACATCCATACGATGTAGTTAGGTTCAAAGACGGGACACAGGCTATTGCTATTAGCGGCCCCAAACCTGTTGCAGGGGGATATGAATACGAGTTTAGGCTTCAGACAGATGACCCAACACAGACTTTGAACCCTGCAAACCTTGCCAATGGCGAATTGGCAGGCGTAATTGGGTCTGTATTCCCAGAAGGTAGCGAAAAGGGATACAGCATTGAGAGGTATCCTGATGAGTATGTCAACTACCTGACCATTATGCGGATGGGCAAAACCATCACTGGCGATGCATTGACAGATATTATATGGCTTGAGAACAACGGTCAGAAGTTGTGGTTCTATGAAGCACAACAACAGTTGATGGACTTGTTCATGTATAGGCGAGAGTTGATGTATTGGTATGGACGCAGAACTATTGATGCTAACGGCAACATCAACATAACAGATAACCTTGGACGGGTCTTGCTTTCTGGCGATGGATTGTTAGCACAAATAGAACCCTCTAACATTGATACTTACAGTGGGCAGTTGACAGATACAGTATTGCTTGACTTTATGACGCAGCTCGCTTATAACAACGGGAACAGAGAAAATATTAAGTGGGTAGTATATACAGGAACTGCTGGCATGCGTGCATTCTATGAAGCAATGAAGAACTATTTAACACAAACAGGTTCAGTATTCTATGATTACGATGCTGGTATGGAGATAGAGCTTGGGCTAAACTTCAAGACGTTCCATGCGTTGGGTCATACTATAACAGTTGTAAGGAACCCAATCTTTGATGACCCAACGATACATCATGATATAGACCCAGCAACTGGATACCCTAAGGAATCTTATAGAATGGTTTTTGTTGATTGGTCTGTTCAGGCAGGCGGGCAAGCAAATGTGGAGATAGCTGTTAAGGGTGCAGATAGGATGAATAGAGGGTTTATTGTTAAGTATATACCGGGGATGATGGACCCATTCAACCCAAACAGCGTGAATGCCGCAACTTCCTTTGACGGCTTTACCATTGAGTTACTGTCTGAATCTGGCATTGTAGTCCGCAACCCGCTTGCTTGCGGAATGTTGATAAGAGTTTAGCCCCAAGCCCAGCCCTAATAAGCCACTTGTAATTAATGGCCCCTCCTGATATGTGCAGGAGGGGTTTTTATTTTCTATTTTTTCTTAACTTTGGAACAAATGAATGTTATGCCTGAGACAATACAACAGCAGATAGAGAGGGAAAGGGAACTTAGTAAGGCAGTTGCAAAGGAAAGAAAGGCAGTGTCAATTGCTATCCCGAATAAAGGCACTGTTGTAATTACTTTTAGAAATCCTAAAAAGACTGGTATGATAACTTTAAGGTCTTATAGGGACAGGAATGGCGTATGGCGTAGGCTGGTGGATGAGAATGGCGAGGAAAGGGTAGTTAGGATGTCTTCAACAAGAATACTTGACTTGTCTAATCCGCTTGATAGGAACGAGTATGAATGTTGGCTTCATCATCCAGTTTATTATGACACACCTAATCCATACATTCGTATCATACATAGGGAGAAGGAGGCTAAGGACAAGGTTCGCACTGCCTTGAGGCTTACGGAGGCAATACAGTTGTTAAACAAAGCAAAGGACTATGAGTTGTTTGTGATGTGTAGAATGTTAGGTATTCAAGTTGATTTACGTGATGATGTTGACATCTGGCGTGCTGAGTTAATACAGAGAGCCACTGCCAATCCAGATGAAGTAATTGACCTTTATAACAGACCAGATAGGAAGTATTACAATACATTCTATCTGGCAGAAACGCTTGGTATAATAGTTCACACTGCTAATGGTATGTATAGGTATGGAGAAATAAATATGGCTACTTCGCCAGACTTAGCAGTTCAGTTTCTTAAGAACAACGATGAGATTTATAATGAGATTGTAAAAAAGATAGAGGAAGAGTTGAAAATGCCTGCTGATATTAAAGAAGACGATGCCGAAGAGACTGATAGCAAGGGGGAGCAGAAGCTAAAGCGACCTGTAAGAAGGAGGCAAACTAATAAGCCATGACGTTCCAGCAGATGCATGATTTATTGAAGACCTTTCTTGACAAGTATGACACTCCGTATTTCTCTTCCCAACAACTTGACCTTATATTAACACGTGCTATGTATGAGTTAATAGAAAACAGATTTAGAAACTTTGAAGGAGATGAAAGGATAACTCAGGACTTGAGACCTCTCGTTAGGGAATATATAGTTCCTGTAAGCCAGTTTAATGCAACTACCGATGCTTTAGTGCTTCCTAATACGCATGCTGTTCTCACGAATATGTTGTATATAGTTTCTATCCGCTGTGAATATAAATGTGGCGATTCTTATAAGATAACTTATGTAAAGCCAGTTAAGCACGATGAGTTAATGGCTATGATGAAGGACCCGTTTAGGAAACCTACTTGTGATTATCCTGTTTATGTGTTGAGAAGCGGTGGTATTTATATATACCCTCAATGTAGTTACAATAATTTTGAGATAACTATTATCCAGAAACCGACGCCAATAAATGCCACTGGCGCCCCAACAGGCGTCCCTATACTGCCAGAGCAGACGCACGACGAGATAGTGCAGATAGCGGCACGGATGCTACTTAACACAATTCACGATTTTAACAAGTATTCTAACTTTGTAAATGTTGAAATACCAAGGAGGGAATAAATATAAAGGCGATGCCAAAGATGGTAGTTGGGAATAGGAGAGGCAAGTTAAAGACTAATGAATCTGGTGGGTGTGGATGTAGTAAGAAGGAGGGATTTAAGCAGAACAATAATTCTAAACGACAGAAGAAGTAATCAATTCGCTTACATAACTTTGTAGCAAAATGAAGCGAAATGTATATGCATAATCCAGAGGCACCTCGGAAGATAGCAGTAGTTAACACATCTACCTTAACAGCAACTATAAATGGTAATATGGTTCAACTGTCTGGCTTTGATTGGGGCGATATGCCAGAATTTAATTATGAAAAATTAATTGAGCATCACAAAATTGCGCCTACAACTGGAACTCCACATTCTGTTACGTTGACCTTGCCATCTGTCCCGGCATCTGGGGATATAGTTTGGGTTACACTTTATATCGGGAATGAAAAATACTTTGTTAGGTATGTTGTGCCTACACCCCCTCCCGCAACTGTTACACCTATAATTAACTATATAGCAAATAGAATACAATCATTATTCGGGGAATATGCCACTATAACAACAACAACAAATTCTATCACTATCGTAGCAAAGCAGGTTGGTGAGCCCTTTGGCATAGCATATAGTTCTCACTGGTCATATACCCTAAACAGTTCAGCGGCACCTTCTGTTGGGCAGCCACAGAACCTGCTTGACTTAGGCGTGCCCGCTACTATTGTCAACACATCATCTCAGTATTTCAGGTATGACCTTGTAGTGGACTTTGATTCCCCATCTACGTCTAATGTGCACGGGATGTTTACAAGGTGGTCTCCTGTTGAAAGGCGTGTTGTATTTACTATTTTTATAGAACGAACGAATACAACTTCTATATCTAATCTTGACACGTTCCTTGCAAGCATTTAATAGTTATGTAATGGATGGCTACGCTCTCACAGATTGTTGCGGATATAAAGAACCTGTTAAGTGGTGGCGGTTATGTAGATGATAGGGTATTACATGATAGGCAGATTGCCTTTTGGGTAAATAAGTGGCGTGCTTATCTGATTAAAGATGAAGTAGAGAAGAATAATAATGTAGATGAGTCATTGTATCAAGATTTAGGGTGCGTTCCTCTTGATAAAGTTGATGTTGCTGATTGCCCAGAGGTATTGTATGGATATGATGTTTATAAAGCGAGGCTCCCCGCTCTTATTTCTAATGAGCCGTGGGCGATAGGGTTTGTAGGTCTTATTGACAAGCGGACGCCATTAAGGGTTCTAACTGAAAGCACTATACATAGGATTCATAGTTGGCTGGCTAAGAATGTTCCATACGCTTTATTCATTGGCGGAAAATTATACATAACTGGGTGTTCATCGCCACGCTGTTACATAAACGTGCGTGCTATACTATCTAATCCGCTTGATTGTGCAGAGCCAGATGGCGAATGCAGTGGTAAATGCCTTGGGTGGGATGAGCCTTATCCAATTGCTGATTGGATGTTACCTCTGATAACACAGAACATTCTCAATGAAGTTAGTAGATTTGTATATGGATTGCAGGATTCAATAGCAGAAAACAGAGATACACTTGGCAAAATAAGAACGAAATGATGACTATAAGCGATAAGGTTGCAAGGCATAGGCTGTCTATATGCCTTAAGTGTGAGAAGTTAAAAAGAAAGGCGATGGGGATTATGCTTCCAGAGAAGATGTGGCGGTGTGGAGTCTGTGGGTGTTTCGTGCATCTGAAGACTAAGGCTAAATGGGCTAAGTGCCCGCTTAAAAAGTGGTCTTGATGAAAAGGTTTTCCGCTGAAGAGATACTGGCTATGGTTAATAGGGATTATGGCGATATAGATGAGCGAGACCTTTATAGCATATATGAGTGGATTGTTGAGGCTATTGCTAAGATAGGCACTGAGGATTCTCTAATAAGGAAGGAGTGCTTGTTAGATGTAAAGGATTACAGGGCAAAATTGCCTGATGACCTTGTAAGGCTTTTATATGTAAAGCATTCCGGCAGATATGTTCCATACACAGAAAGGCACTTTGTTCATTTTTACAAAAGCCTTGATGATAGCAAAGCGTCGCATTTAGCAGAGCCATACACTGTTTCGCCATATAACTACCAGACGTCGCATTATGAGGCTTATAGCGATGTTGTTTACTATGTTAGCAATAACTACATACATATAACTCTACGAGAAGGTAAGATTGGAATTGCATATTTAGCGCTACCGCTTGACGAAAGAGGCTTGCCTACTGTTTACCATCTGCATGCCGACGCAGTAGTTGCTTATATAGTTTATAAACTAATTGCGAGGAAGTTCTTTAAGGGGGATATCCCTAATGTTGTGTATAGAGAAGCTGAGCACAGGTGGCATTGGCTATGTGGGCAGGTGCGTGGTCAGACAGCATTACGCAGTGCTGATGAACTAACAACAATAGCAAAGAGAGTTTGGAATAACTTAAAACCACTTGGTGGACTTAATTTAACTTAGTAATGCTATGCCAAGGCAAGAAAGTGTTGTCCAAACATTTAGTAAAGGCTTTGTCCACGATACTTACAATAAAGAAGGTTATCGTCTTGGCATAGGTGTTTCATTATCAAAAGATGAACTGCATCATTTTGGGCTTCGTGTTGCGAAAGACCATCTTGATGTTGGATATTTACGTTTTCCTTTCTTTCTCCCTGATGGAGTATGTGATTTGTCAACCCCATCGTTCTTAGTCAATCACGAAATAATTTCTGCTTATACAATTGACGATACACTATTTATGATTGTTGGTTTTGATGCTGTAAGATGGGGGCAAAGGCTATTTGTTGTTGCTGAGATGGACAGTTCTGGAACTGTATCTTTCAACATAGTTGCTAAACTACCATTATTCCCTATGGACTATTTTGAGATGGTCGGCGTTAGGGATGGTGGCGAGTCTGACAACTTGAAATATAGGTTTTATTTCATACCTAAGGATACTGAGCCGATGACAATAGTCGTATATAAGAACACATTAACAGGGACTTGGTATTCCCCTAATGTTGCATGTAATAACTATTACCTATTCCCTGACGTTGACCCATCTTTCTTATCATTTTATTCACTTACAGGTGGCAATTTGCTGACTGGGGCCTATCAGTATAGTTTTCGCTATGTAACTGAGTTCGGGACTGTAACGCCTTGGTTCCCGTTGACAAGACGCCTTATAATGCCATCTGGACTGCTATGTTATTATGGCAATGCTTGGAAGGATAGGCGGTTGCATGAGGTTGGCGTTAATTCAAACAAAGGGTTTAGGCTTAGGCTTCATTATATAGATAGGCGTTTTAGGTATCTACAAATAGCATATGTATATATGAAGTCAGATAATTCAGTTGACCATGCCGCCATATTTAAGACTATAGACCTTAAAAAATGTGGTATTAGGAACGTAAGTGATTGGTGGCAGACAGAAATGTTTATTGACCATACTAAAATGGGGGGCGAGTTAATTGACCACAGGCAGTTTGACATATACTATCAGGCTATAAAATCTGCTAAAACAGTTGAGATGTTTAACAATCGTATATTCTTCGGCAATGTTGAGTATCATCCACGCAGTCTGCATAGGGCAGTGATACCAGACCCTGCTAATGATGTAAGTGTTGTTAATGCTCCGTCGTGCTTTGATAGTAAATACACTAACTATAAGTTCAGAAAACCATATGTTGAGCCACGTGCATATGGAACTGTTATCGGATGCCCAACAACATCAAATTGTGTTGGGTCGCTTGAGCATATTGGCATACCGCTTTCCACTATACGAAGACGCCCCGCACCTATAATAAATGGCTACTCTGATTTCAGGGATGTCCAGATGGATTTCTCGTTTTCTGGTTATAAACGTGGCGATACATACAGGTTTGGCGTCGTAGTATTTGATAAAAAGATGCGTCCATCATTTGTTACTCATCTTGCTGATATTACTTTCCCTGTTATGTATGAACAAGGCAGGGATGCAAATAATAGACCATACAGCAATATAATTATTAGAACATATAATCCTGACACATGTAGCGTTAGCACTTACACGAAGAATGTTTATCTATATCCTGAAGTATCCTCTGCGTTAGGATATTATGATTATAGGAGGCTTCCTGTTTTTGAGAATACTGATTTTGGGTTCGGATGTGATGCGAACCTAATAGAAATACTCAATAAGAGATGCCTTGATGGAACTGACATACCTGATTATTGGGAGAAGTATGGGGTTTCTGCGTTATCACTTAAAAAAGCAGTACATCCGCTTGATTATACATCTGGCAGTTACACTGTTGATATGAGTTACGCTGTTTTGTCAATGGGGCTAAGAATTAGCAATTTGAGGATACAGATATATGATGATACGCTTGGTAATTGGCGAACTGCCAACAAGAACGACATAAATGGCTTCCTAATTGTTAGGGCAGAGGCTGACCCATCTGTTCTTATGGTTGCGGGGGTAACGCCAGCATTAGAAGTAAACCACGAATGTGTTGATAGGCATGGATGTGGGTCTGGGACATTCTATCAGGGGGCTACTGTTGAACAGCATCCCGGCATGTTCCCTGTAATGGGACTTCAAAAAGACCAAGGCGTATCAAACCAGTATATTACCGCACCATGCTATTCAACGCCTAATAGCACTCATTACTGGCGGGCTGTTCTGAACTGGCGTGAATGGTGTAGTTGGTGCCAGCCAAATCAAATAGTCAATCTATACAAATTAGCAACGCAGATAGATGAAGACTTCTGTTGGGGCGACAATACAAATAGGCTTTGTAATCTTATGGCTGCTTGGAACCTTGTTTATTTGTGGTCTCCTGACATCGCCATTGATGAGGCGCTTGCAGGCAAAAAAGGCAGTTTAGGAGGTTCCTTGTTAATAAGACTGTGTGGTGTGTCAATAGGTGTTTGGGGTGATAACTCCTGTCTCAGCGATTACATATTTAATGAGGAATTTGATCGCTCTGTATGCAATAATGACAAGCATAGGTATCATACAGTGTCTTTAATGCCAACTATATTAAGCCACAATACTGACAACGAGCATGGTGGTTATCTGGTAAATATGGATTTCTCTAAATTGAAAGTTTATGGTAGATACACAACTCCTTCAGATACAATACCATACTACAATATTGGATATTCAGACCGTATTGACTGGGTTTCTTCTTTGCTACCAAATGGCCCGTGGACATACTGTGAGGGCATAGACGGGTCAGGGATGGTCTACGCTAATATGCACTGGCTGGCAAGAGGCTTAATAGACGATTATAGAAGCACAGTTTCGCCTTGTTATGGCGAGGTAAGAGGGGCTGCATCTAATGTTAAGTTCTGGTATGATAATACTTCAAACAGTTTCTGGGATTGCCCGACTTACTCATCTTTGACGAGAGGATGCCCAGTTGGTAGAATTCTTCGTAAGCGAAAATTAATAGAAAGTGGTGGGCAGTCGGCAGGCTTAATGGTGAAGTTGCGATACACATATTCAATGTTCGTGACTGATTGCATAATAGCAGGCGTTGGCAACGGGTCTGTTAATAGATATATAAATTGGTTTTTCTGGGATAGGCACCATCCAGTTCATTTCACTGGTATTGCCTTTGACCCACTTGAAATACAGAATGCACCATTTTGGCATAGGTGTTTGACCAATGAAGCGGCAATCCCAATAGTTGAGGTTTGGGATGGCAGGAGCCCGGATAAGCAATATGGTGGGCTTAATGAGACATCTTTATCTAATACTAAATACATCACTACTGGAGCGTTTTATCCGCTTATAAATACTGGCGAGGAAGCATTCACCGATTATATGGTTGTATTTGGTGGCGATACTTATGCTGGGCTATTCCCGTTTATGTATCTATTGCCACATTATGATACACCAGATGGGTTGACTTATAGTAGGGTTTATATTTTGCCTTTTGAGTCAAGGAAGAACTTTATGCTAACAACTGGTAACAGGGTAACTACTGCTAACATATCAGGGGAGAGAACAAATTGTTCTGGATTTTTTGCAAATACAGGCCCAGACCACTTTGTTCAAAATGAGCGTGTTGAGTTGGCTTCGGTTGCCTTATTAGATGAGATTGTTAAGTTCTACTTCCCCAGCCCGCAACTGTTTAGGGAAGCGATAAAATTCCCTAATAGATTTGTTTATTCGGACAAGAAGGTTTATGGCGAATTCATAGACAGATTTCAGAGTATATTGCCGGGATATTATTATGATTGCGCTGGTCAGTATGGTGAGATAACTGCCAGCGCATCATTTAATGATAGGTTATACATAGCACAAAGGTCTGCTGTTAATATAGTTGCTATTGATGAGACAAGGGTCATTCCAGATACCGGTGGAGAGTCATTGGTATTAGGTGTTCAGAGCGGCGTTGCATATGCCAAACCAATCACCCCCGGAATAGGTGTTCAGTCGTGGTATGGGTTGCGTGCAGGTATGAGTGGGGTATATGGGATTGATAATATCCGCAAGGCAATTTTCAGAATAAGCAATGGGATTGATGTTATAAGTGGCGGGGCTATTTCATCTTTCTTAGATGGCGTGCTGGGAGAGAATTTAGATTTAGTAGATGAGTATGTGTCAAGGATACTTAAGGACTTACAGAATAGAGAATTGATATTTGTCGTTGGCACTGCTGAAAGGCAGTTCCCTGTTGTTTATGATGAAGCACTTGGGGTTTTTACCGGTATTGACAGGATGGTGCCGGGGTGGGGTGGCAACATAAGAGGCTACTTACTGGCTCAAATTAGAGGAGTTGTGCCTGTTTCATATGACTTGAGTAATGATTTCTCTTCTGGATATGTTGATTACTCTGTTTGCCCGCCAGCAAACAGGGCAGAAACACAGATTAGAAACTACGACAAGGTATTCCTTTGGCGTGTGTCGGATATACATTGGCGTTATGGATTTAATGAATATATAGGTGTTAATAACTTAGGACCTTCCAAGCCATTTGTTGATTTTATAGTTACAACTAATTATAACTATGCCACTACTTTTGATACTATTGACATAGCATTAGATACATTCCCATTTGTAAGGGGTCTATTTGATGCAAACTCTATTAACTTTGCTGACCCTACTATTTACATTGAGCGTATTGAGTTTATTAGCGAGGCAGGGTATTCATTTATAGACAGAACCGATATTAAATACAGGGAAGGCATAATAAGAGGTCCTGTGAAGCCTGTATCTCGGAACAGACGTCATAGGGGCAAATGGTTGTTGGTTAGGATTTGGTTTACTGATAATATAGTCTTACCGCCCACTGATTGGTATGAGCCACGCACATTGACATTTAAGAGGTTAATGAACAAGCAATATCCTGTTGACTGTGATATATTGGGGCTGGACATCCGCAATACTATGCCACGTGTTATGAGCGTGAGGGTTAATTACAGAACCAGTATGGACATATAATTGTTGCTTATCTTTGTGAAAACAGTTAAGCATGGGACAGAAAAAAATTCCTCCAACGGTTATAGGGGCTATTGTGGAAAGTGCTCCTAAGGTTATAGGCGCAATAGGTAAAGTAGTGAAGGGCATTGGGAGGGGAGCAGGCAAGGTAATACAGGAAATTCCCTCTGTAATACAAGAGCGGGACAGGAGCAAGGTATCCAGCAAACGGGTTGTTGCAATGGCTATCATGACCCTTGCAACACTGCACTATACAAAGACGGGGCAGATGGACTGGTGGATAATTGGGTTAACAGGAATTGCGGCATTGATTTTAATAGTTCCTTCGCTTGCGTGTCCCTGTGCAGACCAAGAAGTTCCAAGAATAATTGAACAACTACCTGAGGAGGATGTGCTATAAAGGATTCATGATAGAGTTTTACGGCAATGTGTGGGGGAGGTGGCTTGTGTGGTGATAAGTTTATCTTTTCAGGAAGGCTTATAGAAGCAAGTCGTAGTATTATACTTAACTCTTCAAAGTGTTATAAATCAAATATAAATTGCGATAACTGTATTATGTGTATAGATTTTTCAAATGATAAAGTTATACTATCAACTACTGGGGAATGTTGTAGAGTTATATTAGAAGTATTTGCTTTTAGTAAACAAAAAGTTGTAGTGGTTAATTAGTGGTTTTTTATCTTAGCAGGAAACAGCAACTATGAATGCATTTGATTACGCATTTAATCTGTTAATGAAATGGGAAGGCGGGTATGTTAATGACCCGCATGACCCAGGCGGGGAAACTAAATATGGCATAAGCAAGATGTCATATCCTGATTTAGATATCAAAAACCTAACCCTTGAACAAGCCAAGGCTATATATTTTGATGACTTTTGGATTAAAGCACGTTGCCATAAGATGCCTCCCAAGTGGGGGATATATCATTTTATCAATGCAGTTAATATTGGCGTTAGGAGAGCAAATAGGTATTTACAGAGAGCAGTTGGGGTAAAGCCAGATGGCATAATCGGCCCAATCACTCTCAACGCAATAAAGAAGACTTGCATGTCTCATTATGCAGTAACTATTGTCAAGTTCTATACCGAATTGGCTTATAGGTGGCCAAGCAAGCGTCGTTATCTTATAGGGTGGTTAAGGAGAACGATAGATGCTTATCACAAGGCTATGGCATATCAAGGATAGATTTTAATTTGTTACTTATTTTGTCTTTTGGTGGGTTAAAGAATATCACTCTACCTTCAATGATATTACTGTGTTCATATTCCCATATAAATCCGTCTAATAAGTAGCATATTAAGTGCTTGATGACTCCTAATTGCAGGTTAATGTGATACTTAGCCATTAAGTTCTTTATAAGTTTATCAGATATTACAAGGTATCCTGATTTATCTTTTACTATGCTGTGCTTGTATGTTACATCTTTTGCTGCCTGTCTATATATAGGCGTTGCTATCAGACTGTCTAACTCATCAAGCATATCGTTTAGGTTGTTGTAATCAACACCGTTCGTCTTAATTGATATATGTCCTATTGCTTCCTGTGCTATATCTATGAATGTTCCGGGCTTTACATTAGTTACGAGGATTCTTAAATACGCATTCTTAATTTCTTCATACTTTGCTGGATATCTTATTGCTGTTCCCCGGAGTGTGCCTCTGCTAAATAGCGTTATTAAAACTATCTCTTTCACTTGTTCCTTATTGACTACGGGAATGACATAAACAGAGCCAATGTGGGCATCAAAAGCCTTTCGTCTAACTGCGTCTGTTTCATCAAGTAATTGAGAGAGCGCTGATGTATGCATTGATAGAGAAGACAGCAATCTTATTATATGTTTGATTCGGTTCCTTATATGTTCATCAAAGTGCGTTGCGTATATATGAGTTATCTCATCAGGCGTCAGTTCATAGATTATGTCTGTTAGTCGTGTTGCCTCATACTCATTATAGCCGTATGAACGTGCAATATACCTTAATACTCTTTCAACGATTACCTTCTCAACGCCTACCATTTTTGATACTGCTATAACGCCCCTTGCTGCCTGCCAAAAGGAAAGCCCGCTTTCGTGCATATACTTAACAAGTCTTTCAAGGACTTCCTGATACCTGAATGTGTATGCATCAATGAGTTCTTTATAATAATCCTGCGTTTCAGTTATGTATGATAGTATCATTAGCCAATCGCTATATGTAATGTATCTTGTCCAAAGCCTATGTAAGTTATAAGCAGTGCCATCTGTAAGCACTGCGAACCCCCCGTGATAGACTTTTAGGAATGATTCATCCCCTGCATTGACGAGTTTAATTTCTGGACTTAGGAATTTATCAAGGGCGTGTGCGTTTTCATGCTTAATAACTACTAACTTTTCGCGCCCTACGTTTGCATATTTGCCTGTTAGTATTTCGTGTGGTTTGCGAAATGTTTTCTTTCGCCACTTTAATCCGGCGACCGCCACGCTGGGATCCCCCGGTTTATGCCCTCTGAACACACCTATGTGCAATACATCTTCTGACAGTCCCTTGAACAAGTCCCTGACCAGCCATCTCTTGTTATTAAGGTCTCTTAGTTTCCCAAACACTGCTGTTAGCGGTTCCCCCTCTGGCGTTACGATTGCTGTCGGGACCCCTGCTTTCAATAGTTTAATAAGCAGTATTAGTTTCGCCTGCTTGTCCTCTGATAAGTCTAAATTGCCTAAGATATTTAGTATTTTCTTGTTGCTTGTTTCTTTTAGTAGTTTCTCTTTCCATTTAGTCATATTGCATATATTTATTCAAAAATAAAAAGCCTTATGAAATTCCTTGATATTGAAGGACTAAAAACTATCCGTCCATTTAGCAGATTAAGTAACGCCGCTATTATGTTCGTTATTTATTTCACAGACCGCCGTTCCCCGTTTGCTAAGTTGAACAGAGAAGCCCGGGAACAACTGGCGAGGCAAATAAGTGGTTATGATGGCCCGATTGACGAGTTAGTTGAGGAATGCATTGAGACGTATAAGAAGTTGGACTGGGACCCGTTAGATTATGTTATTGATGCTGTTAATAACAAGATGGCTGTAATCAGTAAGATGATTGACAGTGATGATAATATTGAGGATGCCCTTGTGTTACTTGACAATTTATTGAATGCACGTCTGAAAATTGAGAAGATAATAAATGAGATGGCAAAGGATTACAAAGAGAACACTAAAGCAGCCAAGAGTGTGGGGGCTACACGTGGGAACGTTGAGGTCCCGTGGTTAGAAAAGATTAGGAAGGAATGAGTTGTCAACGGAGACAAGTCTTTCCAGTTGCTCATTTTTTGCCATTCTCTGGGTTATAATCACCGTCAAACTCAAACTCCTGGTTTTCAAATATATTTCTAATTATTTTAAGTTCTGTTTTCCTTGTTACTTTCCCGTTCTTATCACGATATGCAAACTCATAGAACGAACCAAAATCATTATACTTGTTCCATTCAATAGAAAACTGCGCCAGTCCCTCAAACCATATAACTCGCCCGTAGTCATATCCGAAATCAAGCTCTGTTGCCTTGACTATATCTCCTTCGTAGATTTCCCTGCCGTCAACATCATAAAATCCTGTGAATTGTAACAATCTATAATGACCTTTATAGAAGAATGCTTTGTATGGGTTGCCTGCTCTGCCCGGATTTACTTCTTCAAATGTGAAGATTTTTCCTCCCGGCGTTATCAAAACAGTTCCATCATCTTTTACCCACCTCTTGTACAGGTCGTCCCAAACTTTGAATTTTATCTTTCTCATGGCTTACTTGATTTTATTTTTCCAGTCTTTGACTTCATTTCTTATTCTTTCAATCCATTCTCCTTCTTTATCATTTGCATGTTCACCCGGAATGTTAAATCCTATATACCTCCATCTTTCGCCATCCCAATGCACATACAAGATGTAGAAAGTGTAATACTCATATCGCCACCATACAAAGTATGTTCCAGCATTATCCTCTCTTGCTTTTGCTACTCCAATCCAATCATTTACGAATAGCCTTCCTAATGCCATTCTCCCTTCATTATCCTTGAATATTGCATATCTAAATCCCACAAATGTAAATGGTTCTCCCATAATCTTAAACTTTTCATCTATCTCAAACGTGTATGGCAAGTTATAATGTCCTTTAGGTTTGTATGGGGGGTTACTTAAGACATTTTTGATTAGTTTTCTTAACCAGTTCATGGCTGCTTATATTTTTTAGTGTATATTAATTCTCCTGAACATTAATGTAAAAGTTGCAATTGCAATACCTATCCAGAACAAGAGCCACTTTATTACTTTAGGGTCATCGCCCCCTCCTATTATATATAGTGTAATAGAAGATATAAACATCCAAGAAACTGAAATGACTATTACTGCTAATACAATAGCAATGATTGTTAGTCGTTCCCTTGGTTTTTTGTTTTTCATTGCAGGTTTATTTTTAGGGTCCACTCAGTAATTATCCTTTTAAGTTCCTCATTATTATCAGGTATGGTAACACTCAGAATAGGATAGCTATCTTCAAGAAGTTCTGTTGGGTTCTCTAAAAGTTCTTCTTTAGTTGCAGGCTCGTAGCAGAATACAGTTATATCATTAGTATAGTCCAACAAACTGTATAGGTCTTTTAGATTAACTGTGCTATAATCTATAAGGTAGAACACAAAGAAGTAAATCTTGTCGTTGTTATAGTAGCCGAAGGTAACAGCACCGTTTGCGTAAACAAGTATTGAGTCTGGCTCCCTTTGCAAAAACTGGCTGTATTGATTGATAAATTCCTGCAAGTTAATTCTTCGCATGGCTCCTTTATTTAAGTGAAAATCAACTTTACTTCTGCGTCGGGCAAAGTGCTTTTTATGATGTCTTCAATTGTAACTGTCAGTTCTGCAATCATCTTGTCAAGCATCAGAATTGCCTCTATTAGCTTGTCGTTTACGTGATATGCATATTCGTATGCCTCGTCCCCGCATACTAAAATGTGCTCTGTTTCAATGGGGTCTTTTATCAGTTCCGCTATCCGTTTGAGTGCTGGTTTTATGTCTTCTTCTATTGACTTGTTATAGCCGACAGTTATCAGTGGTAATAGTTTGAATTTCAGTTTTGACCCATTTGCAATCATCTCAATGTGCCTTGAAATCTCAACTTCTACCGTATGCATTGTTATGCATTTAGACTACTTCAAGTAGTAGTTCCATTGTTCTTTCTTTTGCTTCTTCTACTATTGCCTCTCTCAGTTCGTTAATCTTCAAGTCTACCACTTCAACGCCAGTTTCGTTGAGTAAATCTATTGTCTTTTCTGCATCATACTTTATTACGTGGTCAGTCATTTTTATTGCCTTGATTATGTTTACTATGTTAATCTTATCATATTTCCGTATATCTATATTGAGGTCGTCAAATACCTTTAGGAGTTCTTCTGTTGTTTTCTGAACTACGTCTTTGTCATCATCTTTAGACAGCAATTCAGTTGATATAAACACTCTATCCTGCCTGATTGCAAGCAGTGTTGCCGCCGTGGCTATTACCTCGTAAGGCGTTCCTGTGTATAACACATATCCGCCGTATGTCTTGACGAGTTTCATTATTGAGAACAGGTGCTGTTCGCCATCGTTTGTTATTATGCTGATGATGCCGTGCGTGCTGGCAAGTGGGCTATCTTGTGATACGCCTATGTTAATCCGTTCTTCTTCCATAAGGCTGTTTGACATTTCAAATAGAACCATTCCGCCTATCGCACCTACCAAATCTGGTATGAGTATAGTTGCTATGTTATTGATGATAGAACCAAGTTTCATATACTCGTCAAACATTTGCATCCCGACGTTAAGGGATTTATTTTGTTGCAGTATGCTGAATGAGTCTGCTACTATTCTTTTAAGCATGTCGTGTTCCGGATTCATCCCTGCGCTCTCTATTAGTTCAATGATTGGTGCTTTATTTACTGCAAAGTATGAGTAGATTGTTGAGTCTGGTATTGTGTATTCTGTTACTGAAAGAAGTTCTATTTTGTCTCCTTTCTTTGCCATCCCGCTTATTATCTTTGACATTGTTTGTGCCAGTTCGGCATTTATCTTGTGTCCGAGTTCTGGCTGCATGTCTTTTGTCATGTAGATTTTATCCTTTATACGCAGGGAATGTATTAACAATGCGCCTTCAACCATTGCTCTTTATTTAGTTGGTTTCTAAAATGATGTCCAATCCAGCTGTTGCGATGCCTATTGCGTCAAAGGCAAGCAGTGGCACCTTCCTGTCTCCTAAGTTGACACGTTCTATTACTTTCGCCTTAATTGCGTGTTTCCGTGCTTTCTTTGTCATTCGTGGTTTAACGCCTATTATACGCATCCACTGCTGTGGTGTTAAGTATGTTATTGGCAGTAGCATACTTCTAAGAACGCCCATCTTCATCCCTGTCCAGATGCCGAATGTGAATGCTGATGCTACGCCGTCTGTTGGGCGGGCGTGGTTCTTCTCAAAGAACACTGTCGCTATTCGGTCGCTGTATTCCTCAACAATGCTAATCATATTATCTATTCTGCCCCTGATGGTTGTAAAGTCTACTAAGTTGTAGTTGTTGTCAAGGATTGCTATTGCTCCTGACTTACCTGGGTCCACGCCCAGCACAAGGAACTCTCCTGTGTCAATGAGTCGTCTGCCCCTGTCGTCTATCTTGACTGGTATCCTCTTTTGTTTAAGCTTTGCTTCCATTGCGTATTGATTTAGTTTTTTTGTATGAGTTAATGAATGTTTTTATTTCGTTTATAAAATGCAATTTATGTGTTATTGCCTTGTTGTTTTGTATGTCATTGAGTAAGTCTGTTAGCATATAGTTGAAGTATATTACAATATATTCTATTCTACCGTCCTCCTTATACAGTTCATATATCTTCTCAATTATTTGTTCAAGTTCCTCTATCTTTTCATGTGAGGGATATCCAGTCCGTTTGCGTATCATTTCGTATTTCTCTCTAATCTTAGTTATTAGCATCTCTATACCCTTTGAAATTAGTTATTTCTCTAAAACATCTTGAGCAAGCCACTAATTTGAAGTTGCCTGATTTGCGTTCAATTGGTAATGACCATCCTTCGTCGTTTATGTATCCGGGGTCCCAGTCGTTTGCCATTGCTATGTATAGGGCGTCTTTTTCCGTCGGCTTAAACCCACACACTTCGCATCTAATTGCTGTTACTATTATGTTTCTCATCTCAATTAGAACCTCCCGGCATCGTTCACATATGTTGAACTCCTCGCCGTCCAGTTCCATTTTGATGAAGGGGGGTGGGGCGCAGGCTTCGCCGAATCTAAAGTCGCAAGCCCGCACCCCTAAGTCAAACTTCTTAAAAAGCGGAATTTTCTTGTTTATTATCCGCAGGACTGTTGGGATAGGGACTTTACTCATCTGCCATTTCTTTTGCAGACAGTCCAAGTTGTCTTTCTTCCCATTCTACTATCTCTGCTATTGAGTCAGACAGTGGTAGTTTACGAGCCAGACGCCTGAGGGCTGTCTTGGCAGCCATTGCCTCGTAGAACTGGTTCCACGGGCTGGATGGTGAGTCAGCACCTCTACTCAGTTTACGGGCTTGTTCAATCTCGTTCCTATCTGCTACGTATCCGACGACCGTTCCATTTTTCAGTTTAGCGTATGCCCAAGCGTGAGTGATGGGGTCTTTATATGAACTCTTGCATTTATATTTCATTCTAAATCCGCCTTCTATTGGGTCAACATACCATTCAAACTCGTCGCCTTCCCGGACTACCCCGAAGTCTATTGCTTCTATTTCTGGGTGTTGGGCAAGCAGTTTAAGCAGTCCTTTATAACCTATTTGGACGTCTATGTTAACGTAGCCTTCTTTTCTGTTTTGGTAAGGCACTATGTATATCTGTCCTGCTGTGGGGCTAAGTCCCGTCCTCATTATATACATCAGTGCGTTGATTGCACTCAGTTTGCCTTCTGGCGTGCGTGCCGCCTTCATAAAGGCGTCTTTATTGTTGAGCAATATATACATAACCTTCTGTTTTATTTCGTTTACATCCTGTCCTGTGGCTCTGGACAGGTCTTGTATAATCATATCAAATGGCTTAGCCTTTTCTATCTGTGCTTGGCTTGTTGCCTGTGCAGGCTTTGGCTGTGCCTGTTGAGTTTGTCCTTCATTGATTGGTAGTTTCTCTGCCATCTTCGTCTTGTTTTGCTATTAGTGAAGTTAGTGATTCTGCGTTTTTGATTTCTGGTAGGCTTTGGAAGGTGCTTGCCAGCCTTTGTAGTTTTTTGCCTTTTGCTACTGTTAATCTGCTTTTAGTTGTTTTCCCGACGTATTTCTCGTAAATCTCTGGATGTTCTTTTTTGAGTTTCTCTTTGTCAAATGTTTCGCTTTCGTATGTTGTAGCCTTCACAATCACTTCGTCGTTCCATTTGATTTCTCCGTTGCCTTTTATGGCATTTGAAAGGACGCCTTCTATTGCCTTAATCTGTGCGTCTAATTCCTTCTTCTGTGCTTTCAGTTCTTCCAGTTTAACGGCTGCCGACACTATCCAAGCGGCAACGTCGTCATCAACTTCCATTATACTAAACACATTATTCGCCTCAAAAAGTTCCTTGTTCTGTTCCTTTGACCTTTCTATTATCCATTCAGGCGGATTGTCTTCTTTTAGTGATTCGTAGAACTTGCGGGCTTCAGCTTCCCATTTAGACCATTTCTCATCATCAAAGAATACGTAGTAGTATTTCAGTTCTCCTTTCCCTCCGTCGGGTGCCACTACTATAACGGCTTGTTGGGCTCCTGTTATGTATATCTGTTGCATTACTTGGCATTCATATTGGGCAAGAGCATATTTCTCAAATGCCTGTATAGGCATTGAGGTGCTTTTAATCTCTATTAGATATTTGATTTCATCGTTTGGCTTTACCACTGCCGCATCTATATGGCAAGAAAATATATCTTTCGTGAATAGAATTCCCGGGGCATAGACTATCTTATCAGTTGGTTCAATAGGTAGGATTTTCTTTTTCTGTATTTCTTCTTTTGCTTCTGCGAATATACCGTATTCAAGCCGTCTGCCTAACCGCATATACTCGTTATCGGGCTGTCGTTCCTTTAATCCTTTCTTTACCAGCCAGAGGTCAAGGGGCGTAGCAAACTTGCTAAGCCCGACTATTATTGGTAATTCAGTGCTACTTATTCTCATCTCCCAGTGATTTTAATGCGTTCCTCTGTGGTTTTCCAGTTCAAGCAACAGTTTCATAAGCAATTTCCTGTTACCTGTCAGGATTGTTATGTAATTACCTGTTGCCCTGCTGTAATTAGTTATAGCCTTGACGTATGGTCTCACTTCTGCGTAGTGTGCCGTCTCGTCTATGAATGAGAAGATTACGTCTATCATTTCTTTCTTGTCCAGTGCTTCCCCATCAATTATCTCGCTTAGCCATTCGTAATGTTCCTGTGCCACACCGCTTAACTTATCTTGCTTGTGTATGCTTATTGAGTATGTGCTGAATGTTTGGTCTTGGGGGAATTGTTTTGACTTCTCAACTATCAATGTTATCCCGTAGTCCTGTATGTCTATTATGCCTATTACTGACCTGACACGCAGTTGCTCCCATTCTTTCATCTTTCTTGTTTTTAAGGCCACATTAGTTCGTGGTCTTCGTCAAGATGGTAGTAGATACGGATTAGCGTCCCTGTTGCGTTCATCAGTGCGTTAACTAACTCAACGCTGTTAAGCAGTTCCTGTTTGTTGTAAATCATTTTCTCTTGTATGTCAATGTCTGCTATTTGGCTTGCCTGAACGACGAACCTTGCTATCTCTGTTATGTCGTCTGGGGTTATTGATGAAAATCTTATTTCAAACAGTGCCTTTTCTTCGTTTATGTCTCTCACTTCTGTTAATAAGCCTGTGTATGTTTCGTCTGAGGTTAGCACTATTGATGCTTCTGTCCCGCCTTCTGTTGATTTGACTTTTATGTTTACGTTTTCATATTCTCGTTTGTCGCTCTTGTTCTTTATGTTTATGTAGTCTTCAATAGTGCCTATGTCAAATTGTTCTTTTATTTCATTCAGTTTCTTGTGCATATTGATAAGTGCGTATAGCATACTATCGGTTGCACTTTTTGAAACTATTTCAAATAACTCAACGAGTGTCTTGTCAATGTTTATCCCCATAGCAACCATTTTTTACATTAAACAATGAATGTTCTCAAACGGTTCCCTAACGAATGCCAACGTCTCCTCGCAAGCCTCTCGTCAACAGTCCCACGTGCTACAACGTCTATTATGTATCTATGCCCGTTGCCGTAGTGTCTTATCGTCCTGCCTATCCGCTGTATAAGTTGCCTCTTCTGTCCTGTTGCACTGGCTATTATCCCTATGCTGAATGGAACTTCTGGTGTCCATCCCTCGTCAAGTATTTTAGTTGTAACAAGGGCTTTGGTATTGCTGGCTCGCCTCAGTTTTTCTCTGCGTTGCTTCTTGCTGTCTTTACCAGTTATTAATATGCTATCTATTCCCAGCCTTAGTAACCGTTCGTGTATTCGCCTTGCCTGTTCTATGTAGTTACAAAACACTATTACGTTTTCATCGCTGTCTTTTGCGAACTCTGTTATTAATTCATCTTTCCCTTCCGACATGGCAGATATGCGTATCATATTTTGATATGTTTTCGCTATATCCCTTAGCACATGCGACATCTTACCGCTTGATAGACCGATTAACTTAAATGCTGTTTGTAGTGTTGCTATCCCGCTGTCGTCAAGGTATTGACGAAGAAGCCTGTCGTAATAATTGTATTCTTTCTGTTCAGATAGTGTTAAGTCAACGCCTATTAGTGTAGCAATGTAGTCGTCAACTATCTTGTTATCTATCAGTTTGTTGAGCGTTACGTTTGCAATCTGTTTGTATCCTTTCATCCATTCCGTCGGCGTAGCAGTTAGTAACACTTTTGTCCGTGATATGTTGAACGCACGTTGATATGTCCCGCCGTAGTTATGTGCCTCGTCGTATATGCCCATAGCAAATTGTGGCATTATATATATGTTATTGACTATGCTGTTTATAACACCTATGTTAACACCATCTCTGTTTACATCCATACATCCGTCACCTATAAACCCGGGCTCTATGCCTCTTTCCCTGAACCAAGCATCCCACTGGCGGGCTAATACGACAGTAGGGCACACAACTATTGATGGCTTATGGCGTAAAGCCAAGTAGCCACCTATCCACGTCTTGCCACCGCCAGTCGCTACGTTCACTACAAACATATCATCTGTTCGCATTCTGTTCTCAATAGACAAGATGATTTCCTTCTGCCACCTTAACAACTCACGCATCATCACCTATTTCAAGCACCTTAATGACGTTACCTTGCTTGTCAGTCTCTCTAATCTCAATTATTTCAAATCCATCAATTAAATCATCAGATTTCATCATCCGTTCTATTATATCAGTATGAGTTGGTCTGGCTAAAAGTGTGTATAAGCCTATGCTATCACGGAACTCAAACTCAGCAACATCATTCTCTATGTAAAACCTCTTGAATTCCCACTTCGCACTGCCAAAGTGCATCTTGAATTGCTCTGGCGTTAGCCTAAAAAAGGTTGGTTGCATCATTGCTAAACAATTTACATTATATTATACGTCATTAAATTAAAAAAGGTTCCCTAAATGACATTAAATTATGCAATTTATTCGCCCATAACAATCAACTACGTGTAATAATAAGGCATTAGCAAATGGCACGGTAACGACAGGCCAGCAGGCACACGCCACAACGCTTATACTAAAAAACAGCCAGACCGCCACACTTCATATATTGACCGTCGCACTTCCTATACATAAAAAAAGAAATGAAGAGAAACAAACAGAGAGACAAAACAAAAAAAAAACAACAAACAAAAGAATAAAACAGTAAAGAAGTAGAATAGTAGAGTTAAATCTATATCTAAATGTCTTCATTTATAACTCTTAACTCTTAAATAATAGAGCAATGAGCATTTTGGAAAGAGAGGCAAGAAGAGCAGGGATTGAATACGAACTGCTCTTCACATTCAGAAGAAACATGAGACCAGATGAGATTACAAGAACAAATGACATGTTCAGATATGACAGGAGGCTTGAGTGGAACGGAATATTAACAAGAAGAAAACGGATAGGCTGTGAAATAGAGATTTCGTTTGAGAGCGAAATGGAACAAGATTACTTCACAAAAACACTAAACAGACTACATTTGGCAACACATAGCACCCCGGCAGTCAAATATGACGGCAGCGTATACAACTATGGATGCGAAATAGTATCACCGCCAATGCCAGCAGATAAAAAAGGAATAGAAACGCTGGTGGATATGCTAAGAGAAGTCTTTGACATAATATATGAACACGACTTAGAAGTAACGACAGGAAAAAACGTAAATGCTGGATTGCACATACATATCCAAAGAAGGTATAGAAAAAACAACAGAACATATGAGATAATCCCGGAATATGTAATGTTAGCGCTGATGAGATTAATACCAGGTCTGCTCAAACTCACAAACAGAAAAGACAACGGATATACCGAATATCCAATGCACATACTGATGCAAGAAGGAGACGTTATAGACATGCTAAGAGACTATATGCAGAGAAACAGAAACTGTGCAGTAAACGGATACAACCTAAGGGGCACTGCCGGTAAGACAGTTGAACTGAGAATATTTGAGGGAACGCTTGACTTATACGAGATTAAAGCGAGACTTCAATTCGCAGACGTCCTGACAGAATTAATAACAGAACAATTTGACTCACCAAGCAAAATAAGAAAACTGAACTGGAGCCACATCAGAAAACTTGCAGAACAGAAAAAATACGCAGAATTAGTAAACACAATCAAAAGAAAAAACATCAAAGAAGTAAACAGCCTAATTGCAACAATACCATTATTCACTTAAATCTAAAAGAAATGTGTAACATTCTAATAGGTAAAGCGGGGAATATATTAGAAGTAATAGACTACCAGTGGATTCAAAACAGCGACGGAGCAGGGCTCGCAGTCCCAGTCAAAGACGGCTGGTATTTCAGACGTGGAATAATGACCCTCAAGGAACTGAAAGAAGAACTGAAAAAACACACAGATAAAGAACTGATAATAGTCCACGTAAGGCTTGCTACAGCAGGCGGCGTAAGACCACAAATGACACATCCATTCCAGTTAACTGAACTGGTTAAGAAGAAGCACTACAATATAATGGAGGGCATAACAGACAAACTCCTGTTCCACAACGGAGTGATTAGCGGAATGGGAGAAAAGACATACTCTTGCTACTACGGAGGCTGCTCTATAAACACTACTACTGGTGAATCAGACACAGCTGAACTGGCACGTCTCATCTCTCTGCTACCAGCACACATAGCAATAGAATACGCGTACGACACAAACGGAGGAAAGTTCGCAGTAACAGACTTTAACGGAGAACACAAACTATACATAACAGAAAACTTCAGATACAACGAAGAACATGAAATAATTACAAGCGCAGGTCTATAAACTCAAAAAACAAAGAAGCAATGTGCTTGATAATAGCAACAAGAAAAAACCTTACATCAAGCGAAGTGCAAATAGTTAACAACCTAATAATAGCGAACTGGAAAACCAACAAAGATGGCGCAGGGTTCGCATACAGAAAAGAAAACAAATGGAAATTCAGAAAGGGAATAATGACACCAGAGGGATTACTACTTAACGTAAACAGAATACTTGGAAAAACAGAAGTAGTAATCCACCTACGTAAAACAAGCGCAGGAAAGACAAACAAACAACTCACACATCCATTTCCGCTAACTGAAAACCCAATTAAGAGACTAAAAGGAACAACAGACAAACTACTGTTCCAAAACGGAACAGTAACAAAAGACCCAATCTATAGCAACCTATCAGACACAGCACTACTGGCTTGGGTAATAAAAGACTCAATAGAACACGGAGCAACAGAACAACAAGTAATTGAATACTTAAAACTTCAAGAAAAGAAAACAAAAGCAAGATTCATACTCATCTGGGAAACAAAAATGCACTTCATAGGAAACTGGTTCAAACTAAACGAAAAAATATTCCTATCAAGACCAGACATAGAACTGGTCAGAAAAGCAAAAGAAATACTAACAGTAAAATAAGTAAATAAAGCAAAAATGATAAAGAAAAACACCATAATAGGAGTAGAAGTAGAGTGTCTATTCGACTACTACGACGCAGAAGAACTAAAAACAGAACTGCAAACATGCCAAGGAGTAATAACAGAACACTCAATAGACAGCGACACACCAGCATTCCATAAAGGAATACACGACGGAACATTCTCAGATGAATACGACCACGTAGAATTCAAACTGAAAGGAACACCAGAACAAATAGTAACAGACCTTGAAAAAATACTAAACGAAGTACACTTGTGCGAAGCAAACGGACTACATATACATATCCCAATCAGAGCAATAAACGCATTGGAAATGTATAACATAATTGAGTATCTACAATACCTAAACAGACTGGAAAGAAGATTTAATGACAACATAAAAGTAATTAAAGAAGAATACGCAAAATGGGGAAGAACACTAGACGCAGAATTCCTCGGAATCAACAAAACAAACAAAATTAAACGAGCAAAGCAATTTATAAAGGACACGCCAATAGCAGTCAGAGAAAACTTCAAAACAGTAGAGTTCAGAATAAGCGGACCAATAACAAAAGCATTCGGAATATTTGAAAGAATAAAGCAAATAAATAGAGTCCTTGCAGGAAAACAAACAGAATACACAAAAGAAATAGAAGAATCAAACCTGCCACCAGCAAGACTAAACAAGTTCACAAGTAAAATCAAAACACAATGATACTAAGAATATTTTCAGACGACGGCACAGATTACAAACTAATAGAAACAGAAGAACTAAAAACGCTAAAAAACACAGACTCAACAGAAACAATTAGAAAAAACAACATATACATAACCATAGTGCCAGTAATAACAAGAATGAAAATCAAAGACATTATAAACAACGAAATAATCATAGAAACAGAAAACGAATACATAGCAGCATCAACAAGAACAGACATGAACAGATACATCATAAAAAACAAAACAGAAACAATGCACACAATGAACATACCAGAACTAATTAACAAAGTAAGAAATATGCATATATTAGACATAATTGACCAAGACAAGCCAAGAAGACTCAGAATAACAAACATAAAACAAAAAACATACTACACAGAAATAGAAACAGAAACAACAAACATAAAATCTATAACACCAAACTTGCGAATAGATAACTATGCAATAGAATATATAGCATTTATAAAAGATAAAGCAACAAAAACAACAAGCAAATTTATAGTAGCAAACAACAAAAACAAACCAGAACAAATAATACTAAACGAAAGCAACTCAATAGCAACAACATCACTACACAAAATAATCATAAAAGCAACAAAACAAAAACCAATACCACCAAAAATCAAAAAACTAACAAGAAAAATAGCACAACAATTAATAAATGAACACAACAAAATAAACACACCATGGTAAAAGCAAAAATCACAGCAACAACACAAAACGGAAAACATATCAAACTAATCGTAGATATCTACGCAAAAACAGAACTACCAATACAACCAATGGAACTACTACCGCTAATATCAACACACGCACAAAGCAAATGGAACGGATGCAGAGTAGGAACAGAAGCACCACTGCTCACTAAACCAACTACAGACCACTTCATATACATCTACAAAAACATCCCAATAGAAAACTACAAAAGACTAAGCAAAGAACTCAAACAAGCACAAAAAGCAGGAAAAAAAGCAATCAAAATCATAAACAAACTAAACAAAGAACTAAAGAAAATCAAACAAGAATGGCTCAAGAAGTTCTAAAACAAGAAATCATAATAACAGAAGACACAATAATAGAAGCAGCACACAAAATTAAAGAAACAACAGACGCAGTAATACCATTACACGAAGTACCATACAGAATAACAAAAACAATACTGCAAAAACAAAACTTTAAACCAGGAAACAAAGTAAGGCTAATACAGAAAATAAACAACACAACAACAGTAAAAGAAATAGCAACATTCACAGAATACTCAATACTAAGAAACCTAACAAAAGAAACAAAAGCAGAAATGATAATAAAGTACATTGAAATAGAAGACTACGTACAAATAGATATGTCTACACTAAACAGAAAAGCATTAACAATAAAATACCTGAAACTAATACATAACAAAATAATACAGCAATGAAAGTACAAATAATAATACACACAAAAGAAAAACAAATACCAATCAAATCAACAGAACAAATAATAGAAATAATAGAAACACAAACATACAATCTATATGAATACAATAATCAAGAAGTATATGACTACGAACCATTCATAGAAACAGAACAAAAAGAACCTAAAACAAGAAAAATAATAGCAGAAACACTATCAGAAATAGCATCAATCAAAGAAACATACGTACAAATAAAAGAAAACAATATAACAGTAGAAATAAGAATTCTGTCAGAAAAAGATATAGAATATATACTAAATACTATATCAGATAAAGATATCAATTTCGCAAAAGAAAGAAGTATAGAATACCTTGAACAACTGACAACGTGAAAAGAAAACTTAAGGAGAGCCTGTCCGCTCACAGGGCAGGCTCTGCCTACACTTTCAGTTTCACTTTAATTAATTAAATGTTCTTATACATAAAATCATCAAACAATGGCAGCACAAGAGAAGACAAACGGAAAGAGGGGCCACCGACTAACGCCACGTCTGGCGCGTGGCGATCTCATAAAGTCGGTGGTTGTGAACGCAGACAGAATAGTAATATACCTGCAGCGCGGCCAACAGAGCAAGCGTTGCAAGATTATGCACCGCGGCTCGCAGGCTGTTCTGGAAAACATTCTGGAGCAGCTGATTGCCCTAACAACCCCGCCCAACCAGCCGCCACGTTATGGCGAGAACTGGTTGGAGAACTTGCGTCTTCTGAGTCCGAGCAAGATGTACTACGACATAACGGCTCAGGAGATTGAGGAGTCTGCCGCCGACGCAGAAGAGCAAGACGCAGTTCTTGAAGAAATAAAAAGCAAAATCGTAGAGCAATGAGGAGAGTAGAAATCATTATCACCCGCCACCCTGCTCTGGTGCAACTTCTTAAGGAGTTAGGGGTGGCGGACGAGAAGACAGAACTACTTACTCACGTCACAGACCCGTCTGTTCTTGACGGGAAGGTGGTGGCAGGCGTTCTGCCTCTACACTTAGCGGCACGATGTAAAGAGGTGTGGACGCCAGAGTTAGAACTGAAGCCTGAGGACCGCGGTAGGGAACTGAGTTTAGAGGAACTGAAGGAGCGGTTCAGAGGGCTACGTGGGTTCGTCGTCAGAGAAGTGAACAACACAGAAGAAGATGACGACGACAGCGAATTCTATGAACTACTCGGAGAGGAGCCGTAGAGGCTCCATCTGGGCCCGTAGCTCAGCAGGTCAGAGCGGCGGACTCATAATCCGCAGGTCGCAGGTTCAAGCCCTGCCGGGCCCACCAACCGTCGCCTAAACAGAGCGACAGTGACATGTTGCCAGCGCCGTGAGCAGCCCCGCAATGGGGCTGCGTTTTTTACAGTTTCCCAACCCACCCACCCTCTTCAGAGCCAGAGCGATGCGTTTCAACGCGTTTCGTTTATTCCCACCCGCCCACCCTCTTTGAGAGCCAGCGATTGCAGTTCTGCTGTTGCGATGCGTTGCGTTCGTTGCGTTCGTTCTGCTCATGCCGACAGCCTGTGCCACTGCTCTCTATCTGCAGTGTGAGCAGTAGCGTAAGCAGTGGCAGTAGTAACATAGACCGACCAACAGACGCACTGCATTGCTTAGTTGCCACGCAGTGATAGAGCAGTAGAGACAAGAAACTGGCTGACCGACCGACCGACAGTCCCACTTCTCTTAGCTCTTGAAGACAGAGACCTGGAGATGGAGAGATGGGTAGAAGCGGAGAAGAGCAGAGCCATAGCAATGGCAAAGCAACAGAGCAGATAGCATAGTTCTGGAGACAGTAGCAGAGCACTGTAGCAGTGGCAAGAGATAACAGCAGGCTGGCGAATGGAGACAGAAACACAAGAACACTGGAGCCACAGAGCAGACACTAGAGAACCACGACAGTGACAAGTAGAGAAATGAAGTAGTAGAGTAGCAGAGCATATAAAGTAGTAGAGCAGTAGAGTTTTACACTTCAACATCTCTATATCTCTAACTCTACCTCTAACTCTCTCTTAAATGTTCTTAGGTGTTAACCTTAAAATAAGAGAAAGATGAAGAGACTGGAGTGGCAGGAACTAGGAAAGGCCCTCCTCCAGTTGGAGGAGGGCCTAGAAATCCCCCTCTACTACTACGAGGGGGAGTGGAAAGTGGGCCTGCAAGCCAAAGAACAGATGGCCGCAGGCCTACTCGAAAGAGTAATAAAAGCGGTCCCATTCCAAATAGCATACGGAATGAGGGACCGCGAACCGGAACCCGGCGAGCCCGGGTTCCGGGAGGAAGTCCAGCGGCGCCACAGCGCGCTACTGGACACCGCGGCCAAGGTGGTCGCCGCCCACGATGAGTGGGTGGCGGCCAAAGAGGCAGACCAGCAATGGTTGGCCAAAGGGCCGCGGAAATGGGTCTGGGACCCAGAGAAAAGACGCTGGGAAAGCGTCTAAGGGTCCCAGGCAGAGAGGCAGGTGAGACAGCGTCCCCAGCGCGAAAGGTCGCAGGGGGCGTTTCGGCACGGCCCGGGACGGATAGCCGATTACCGCCTGCCTCTTTTTTTTAAATGTTCTTATCTGTGATTTTGCTCTCTGGTGAGCGGGGAGCACAGTGGTGAAAAGCGCAGGTGGAGGGTCCGCCTGGGGGACAGCCTGCGCGAAGTAGCCACTGTGTGGTCGGCAAGTGCCAGGGGGTTATCCGCTGGGTGGGCCCCGCTATAATCAGCCGACCCCCGAAGTGTCCGGGACAAGAGGGATTGCCTGTGTCCCAGGCAGCCGGCGTAAGGTCCCGAAAGGGAACGCCGGTGCCGTGCCGCACAGGCTTGCCGGGCACTGACGTAAGCAGGAGGCCGGGAGTGGATGAGAGCCATAGGGCTCTGTGGTAGAGGTGGCACGGGCCGCCACAGAGCCTAAGTGGCTCTCTCTTTTTTTTCTCACCGCCAGACCGTCTTACTGCTCTCTGCTGCTCTGTACTCTCTGGAGAAAGAGATTAAATGTTACTATACGTAAAATCAAAGAGCCATGATAGACGAGCTAATAAGAGCCCCAGGGCCCAGCGATAGCTGGGCCTTCGGGGCAGAGGCAATCAAAGACGTCCGGGCCGAGAAAGGCCCGGACGGAGTTATAACGCTCACCCTGGTCGGAGACCGGGGTGGGCGGATTTCCCGGCGCTTCGGCGCCGGGAGTGCTTATGCCGCCCTCCGCAGGGCGGCGTATGCCGCGGGGTATGCCCCGCCCCGCGGCGAAAAGGCCTCCGCTATTGTGGAGGCCATCCGTGGCAGGGTGCTCATGGAGCACCCGTGGCCGCGGTAAGGGGCACCCCCTGCCCGCAAGGGTGGGGGGTCTTTTTTTCAGGAAAGCATAATGCTTTTCTGTGGCGGAGAGTGCCCCGGGGGAGCCAAATGTGTTTTTGGAATTTAAATGTGCCGTAACTGCTCGCTTGCACATCTCTTATTCATCTGGCTGGTGTGTATTGTGTTTAGTTTAATGAGTGTTTTTAATTATTTTTGTAAGTTTGTGTAAAATGGTAGTGAGATGTTTGTTGTTAGTAGTAGTATTTGGGAAGGATTGCGAGGTGATTACAGGTCTGGGTTATTTGGGTTGGGTGATTTTGAGTTAGTTAGTGGTGGTGATATTTTGAGTGGTTTAGTGAGTGAGCGAGTTAGGTTTATTGGTGTGTTGAAGGATGGCAGTGGTATAGACAACTGGGTTATGTTGGGAGGATTAAGTGAGTTGAGGGATGTTTTGAGGCAGAGTGGTTTTGTAGGTAGGGTTATAGGTTTGGAGCGGTTATTGAGGAAGGAGGTTTTGTATGAGTGTTTATGGAGTTGTGGTGTGATGAGGGTAAATTTGCGTAGGGTTGTTGAGTTGGGAGGTTGTATTAATTCTGGTGTGTGTGTTGGTGTAGGTTCGTGTGATTGTGGTGGTGTTGTTAGTGATGTGGTTAGGTTTGTAGATGATTTGTTGGTTAGTGGTTTATTTGTAGAGTCTGATTATGGTGGATTATGTGATGGTTGTAGGAGAGCTATGTGGTATGGTGTGATAGCCAAGTTGTATAGTGTTTGTTCTGCGTGGGTAGATGGTTATATAGGAGCG